TCGAACCAGGGTGTGAGCTGGCGTGTGAAATACTTGATTCATTTGAATCAAGAGGATCACCAGTTGGGGTTCATGAGTTGTATCGGTTTCGGTTCAACTACCTGTTTAACAGTCTGGTGGATGGTTATCATGACCCGCACGTGGATGACTCAGGATTGTGTGCTGATGGTGTTGATCATTGGGTGTGTGTGATCCAGCTGATTGGTGATGGGCCTACATATGTGTTTGACAGGAGGTGGGGCCAAGATCAGAGTGATGATGAACCATACCAATTGATAGAGTTCAAGCCAGGTAACGCTATTATTTTCCCGGGTGATCGATACCATTCCAGTAGCAGTCCGGTTAAATCACAGTGTAGATTGGCTATTAATATCAACTTGGGTTGATTTGTTGAGGGTGTTTTAATAAATAATAGTATGATCAAACCGGAAGAAATCAAGAGCTCGATATCAGAGTTGCGCAGAAAAACTAAAGTTGGTGACAAGGCGGATGTTGTCGTGGGTGTTACTGTGTTTTATGAATGGACTAATGGTATTGACCGGGCAGGGAACACTTTTGTTACTTATGACTTTGAGGATGATTTTGATCCAGACTCCAAGGACTTTACTAGCTTTGGTGAGCTGACTAAAGGCCAGGTGACTGAATGGATCGAACCACTAGAAGCTGTTCGAATGGACGGTATAATAAGCTCCATAGAGGCACAGATTCAAGAGAACTACTTCCCGGAGTACGTGGTTGAATCTCCGGAATGGGATGAGAATGACCAGATTTCGGTCAAACAAGCATAACATTCATCATATCTAAATACAATGTGTTACGGTGTTATAACACATTGTGGTCGTTGATCACGAATCTCCCATGATAAGTTACCAGTAGTATTAGTACCATTTTGGTAATCGTACCCCATGTACTGAATTATATACTTTCCTAGATTGTTATCAAACACAACCCGTATGTTAAATGTCATTACTTCACCGGCGATGAATGTAGTATTCTGAATACTTCCATCGTACGCAATTCTTGTGTATGCGGTCATGTATTTGGTTGATGTGGCGGTTATGTGCCATATGATATGCCATATTATCACTCCTCCTCCATTCGCATTAGGAATCTCTGCAGAGTTCCATTCTGCTGTACCTAAGTTACGCCAGGTGTTATCATACGTCAAGTTCGGGTATGTGTACGTTTGTGATTGATATTTCTTACGCAACAAGGAATTTACTGTTAGTGGTTGAGCGTTGATATTCACACCATCTATATCAACAGTCAACTTGTTTTGACCGTTGTGGGTCAAATGTAAATCGTGATTTGTGTCTTTGAACAATCCAGTGTCTGGTTTTGAAGCAAACGAGAACTGTGGTTTAATTTTTGACTCCCAGATGGTTTCTCCGTCAATACTCGTCACGTAATTTCCACCTTCCCCAGCGATCACATACTTGCCAATTGAATGTGCGTACAATATACCTACCGGGCTGAACAACCCAGTCATAGCTGGTGTGATCTCAGTCCATTCTGGTTGATAATCGTATACTGCTAACATTTGTGATAGTGTTGGTATTTCGCAGAAGAATATCTTACCAGATGCCATCACATATAACTTGTTGTTGTCTTGTATTGGTCTGAATTGCGCCGTAGCCTGATTTCCTATGCCACCGCCAGTTGGTCCGGTAAATTTTCTCGTGTATATTGCTGAGGAATTAGCATACACCCAAAGCAAGTCATCAGGCCAATGACCGGTCTGGAGAGGGTAAATACCAGTTGCTAGCGCTCCCCCGTTATTCGGAAGATAACACAAAACGTCCCCGGGGAACACAAGAGGATCACTACTACCAGGTGCTGAAGAACCACGTCCTAGGTTTCGGTTTTCTAATGTGGTTTTGTGGTGAGTTATCAGGTCGCTCTGATAATTAGATACATATGTATTGGCATTAGAAATAGAACTTCCGTTCAGTCCATTCATTGTCGCGTGTGAAATCCATGACACCCAACTGGTTACGGGATGCATCCCGTAATTAGTATATACAATCTGTGATCCGTTAGGAAGAGGGATTTTTTTATTGTATCGTTGATTAAATGGTTCGTAAGTCCTAAGATCGGCCTTGTTATGGATACTGGCGTCATCAACTCCTAGTTGCCAAGTATTTGGTTCATCAGGCCATGCTGTTCCAGTTCGGGCTACAAACGATTGGTGAAAGTGACAATTTGCATTGGATTTGAGTGTGATCTTGACTAAAAACACATATTCTGTACCAGAGTGATTGACGTTATTATCACTCACCCCGGGACGGGTGCCGTTATCCTGCATGAATTGAACCAATCCTTTTCCGCCAAATGTAGTTGATTTCTTTAGCACCACATGCATGCAGTTTGCCTGGTTACCATAAGAAGTACTCCATTGTGTATCCGAATACACTGTGGTTATATCACAAAGATGATCTGTAGACGTGTTGTTGCTCGTATTGTAATAACCGGTTTCGCCACCTGAGTGTTGGCTCTGGTACAACGCAACATTCCAATCATTCTTGTCAAAATGTCCGGTGGAATCCCAAAATGTTATCACCATCACTTCCTCGCCATTTCTATACGATATGCCATCATACGAATACTTTGTCGCCTCTGGGTGCCAGCGACCCATCAGTTTACTAGAGCTGTACACCTGGCTAGCTTGTTTGAGCCAATGAGTACTGTTAATACTCGATCCGATTCCGGCTGTACCTCCTCCGGGGATTTGTTGGCTGTAAACTATCGACCCATTTCCACTACCAGAAGGATCATAACCATATGTTGATGGAACATGATGAGATGAACTTGTATTATGTCCGGTTTTGTTGTATGAATAGTTAGTGTGTGTCAACCAGAACCAGCCCGGGTTTCTAGAGCCTCCATTGAGCATCATGCCTACAAATCTCTTGCATGTGGGTTTTCTTTCATCAGTTGAATATGTATCCGGGGTACCGTATTCCAAAATTGAAACAACATGAGCGTAATTGGCGGATACCCACCGGTGGATAGCTCCAACATGATTCCGGGACTGGGTACTTTGGAAATAATGTCCGTTATTACTGTATTGCGGCCATTGGTATGCCGGTATGTATTCATTATAATAAAACCCGGGGTGGATAACGCTCCAACCATGAACATCTGCAGTCGATCCGTTTTGGTAGAAGTCGTAAGAACCAACCGCGTATGTCCCGATTCCACCGGATTTACCAGGGTGTATGTTGGTTGTCTTCGTGTAACCGGATCGGAATGGATGATGATAGAGTGTGGTATTACCCATGGTTCCGTATGCCTCAAGAGGATTATTCGCTTGATCAAGGGAGTGCCGGCAGTCATATGACTGGACATTTCCTTGGATATTTTCGATCCGGCTCAAATATGAACTACCACGGACCCACTCTTCACCAGGTATGAGAGCCAGGTGTGGAGATGAGCTAATATTGTATTTTGTCGGGAAGGTCGCGATTTCATGTTTTCCTATGCTGTTACTAAAGATGGCCAGAAAAGACGGGACTTTGAGACCATTTCCAAAAGTGTTTGACCACACATCACCAATCTTGGTATATGACGGCTTGCGGTAATTGGCTGAACTAGCAGTACCATTTTGACCTACTATTGAAATGATCGGATCATTGTTGACTCCATCTGCGATCATGTAGACTGATGCGCTGTTGACGTGTTCTTCACTTACATTACCAACAGAAGGTTTATATACATCCACCGGTACACCAGCCACATCAGCTGAGTTTATCTTCTCCCATATCGCTAACTTGTAAAATGACACTGTATCTCCCTGTGTAGGGTAACTGCCGTATGATGCGTTTGTTGTCGCGCTAGTATTATCAAGTGTTAATGTTACTGTTGTTCCTGCAGTGTTTCCTCTGATGTATCTTGATGCACTGTTCCGTTGACCTAGAGTTGAGTTGTTTGTGAGTAAAGTGCTCCTAGGAGCTGTTGTGACAGCAAGGTACCCGGTCAGTTCATTTTCTGAAAAGTACCGGTTCATTGTAACACTCATAGTTGGGTCTCCGTATCCGGTGATTGTTGTATTGTTAACACCTGTGTGTTGTACGTTGTGTTGAGCAGTTAATGCTCTAGTATCTAGTTTATGTACTCCGGAGCTGTTAAACATCAACCACGATTCTGAATCAGACGGATCAACAATAATCGAATACCAGCCGGTGCCGATTTGTTTTACTCCTTCCTCCCCCCATTGACCAACCACACCATCCTTCTCCCACGCGCCAGCTAAATTGTAATGTTGTAATCCCCATCCTCCATTTGCAATTGAATTGATACCAGCAGTTGTTCGTACAGTTGACCAAGGTAATATATAAGTTGATCTATATGGTATCCAGCCATATGATGAGTGAATACTATCTCTCAAACCACTATTGGAAGAAGCACTTGTTATACTATAAGCCCAACCGGCGTTTGAATTATACAACGGTGTGGATGTGTTGCATACGAAGAACAACCGGACCGGGCAACTATTGACAAAAGATTGATTGATTGTTCCACCGGCATTTTTATGATTCATTATGTGACGCAGTCCGCTGATCATCATTGCACTGTTACTGGAACCAGGATATGATCCGCCGGCTCCAACGAAGAAGTCCGCCTTGTGATGATACAAACATGCATTCCAGTATATATGATACATTGTGATACTGTATGCGTAGTTGTTCGCCTCTCTAGTTGAGGTGTGCCACCAGTCACCTTCAGGCATGTATATAAAATCTAATTCCGCGGCGGTGAGGTTCAAATTTCTGCGAATCGGGTAATTGTCACCGTCTATCTCTTGTGAAGCTGCTCGTATATAGCTAGATATGAAAAAGTTTTTCAAATAGTTCTTATTGGTTGTGTTGCCTATATAATCTTCATAAAACGGGTAACTACCACGGACCGTAGAAGGAGAAAAACCATAACCACTCACACCAGCTAAAAAGTGGTCTCTAGTGATCACGTCATTACTACTGCCTCCATAAAGTGTTCTGTTCCGGGAAACACTTCCGCCGGCGTAATATGTACTCTCCATGACCAAGCTACCATGAGCTACCCAAGTGTCTCCCAAGTCATCACTTCGCACGGTCCTAGCTACCCCGGAGCTGAAATTTTGATTGATGAAAGCAAGTAATCGGGTTTTTCCGTTTGATGTGAGCACGCTTGTCATTTCCATTATTATGTTGGCGCTAGTAATTCCATCAGCTCTACAAGTGCTCCAAGTCACACCATCTTGAGACCTGCTCATGACCCCCACCACGTCGCTCACGAAAAAAGTTCCGGAGTATTTATCATAAAAATGTAAGTGAGGTGTAGTTGGAGCTGCTCCTGTCGGGCTAAACTCTCCTCCAAGTTGATTAGTCCCGGCTAACATCTCCACCTTGTCGGTCACGAACATTGTTTCAGTTGTTGATTGTGTTATCTCTGCATTTGAAATTGCTGCAGTACCAGTCACATCCATTGATCCGGATTCACCGTCCATAGACACTGTGGAGTTCCCTTCTGAGTCCATCACGCTCAATCCACCACCACCATCAACAACAGTTAATGATAATGTTTCAATACCAGCGTCATTTCTATAGCTTGTTCCAGCGGTTGTTGATGATGTACCACCGGTAGTTTCAACTGTCGTGACTCCAGAGGAGTTTTTGAACGTCTGACTGCTACCACCACTCGTACCACCTGAACTTAAATTATATGTCTCTTGACCAGAAGCATTTTTCATGCTCTGTGTAGCACCTGCTCCGGCTCCACCACCATCTAGACTCATTGTCTCTTGTCCAGACGCGTTTTTTAAACCTAGTGATCCTTGAATCGACGTGGAAGCAGTACCACCACTATCACCACCATCTACATTGAACGTGTCTGCACCGGCGCTATTTTTTACAGATAACCCTCCACCACCATTAGAAGTACCACCAGTAAGGGCGACTGTATTCTGACCCGCTGTGTTTTTCAGAGCCAACGTACTCTCACCGTTGCTTCCACCGGATGATAAATTGAATGTCTCTTGACCACTAGCGTTCTTCAAGCTTTGTGTTGAGCCCTGACCTGCGTTACCAGAGAGTAAGCTGAATGTCTCTTGACCACTAGCGTTCTTCAAGCTTTGTGTTGAGCCCTGACCTGCGTTACCAGAGAGTAAGCTGAATGTCTCTTGACCACTAGCGTTCTTCATGCTCTGACTTCCTCCCTCTCCGGAGGCACCTCCATCAAAAGATATAGTTTTAACATCGTCTTGATTTAATATATCCAACCCTCTCATGTTAACAGCTCCAGGGAAATCGATAGCTGATGGTGTCATTCGAGTGATGTTGCTCAAGCTGGTATCATCTCCATGGACTATTGATAAAAATTTATCTCCAGAGGAGTTGAATAGCCTCCCGGTGAATCGGAAGGTATTTAGAGTAGATCCGGTTGGTATCTCTATAGCTGTATAGATTACTGAGCTGTACGTTACTTGACAGACTCTACATAGAGTATTATCAGGAAACCCTTTGTTAACAGCATTGATATGAGTGGTATCGTAGGCTGTTGTAGAGTTTATCTCAATATTGAGCTTTCGGTTGTATGAACCGGTGCTGCCTCTTACTCCCGTGATAGTACCAAGCACGTAGTGTTCTGATGATCTAGTGGGATGTGTATCGGATGATTGATGTCGGTGCAGTATTATATAATCCTTACCGCTACCATCTCTAGTTACCCCAGGTATCTCTCTTCCTATTACAAAGTCATCTATGTTAACCTGCCCTGATATATTATGTGTATTCATCTATTTAAATTATTTATGATATTATGTGAACTTCTGGTAGAAGATTTGGTTGTATATCACTATCTCTCGTCGCTTGATTGTTCACTTCTAGTTGTACTAGAAGTTCACAGGTGTAGGGACCAGGTCCAGTATTCGGCCATGAACCATTTTGCTGTATGTTTAGTTGTTGTATAAAGTAATTACCGTCTGTGCTACTACCACTAGATACATCAGCATCAGGTGTCGATCTAACTCCTTGTGAGTAACTCTCTAATAGTAGCTCACCTATAGAGTGGTTCTCTTGTGTGACAGTGTGTGTAAAATCTCGATCCGCTTCCCAGTATGTATAACCTTCAACTGATACATAACCAAAGGCTAGATGATTACTACCGTCGGTATAATTCCGAGAGCCTGTTACCGTTAGGTTGAATCTATTCATCCCTTGAGTGAGTATGGCGACGTTTATCTTTTTGGTGGGTATTTGTGCTCCAGTGTATTGGAATGAAATCACCTTTTCGTAATATGTCTTCGATCCAGTCTGAATTATACGTTCCATCTTATCTGAGGAACCGGACAAGTTTCCGTCACCTTGTATGTACACACTATTGTATATCTTGGAACTCTTCCGTTCTATATCCATCACTAACGTACTTGACGTATCATTACCATACTCGCTATCAGACGTACTACCTGGATTGTTAGTTCCTACTGGATTACCACCAACGAACGCTCTCAAGTGATCCGGGTCATCTGGATAATAATCACCATCTATGTCATTCAAAGCAGTCCAATACGTATCTCTATCTATATCTATAACTCCACCTAAACTTCCCCACGTGTCACCTGGACCGAAGCCTTCAAATGTCTGCAATTCAGTGTTATATCGAATTGTACCATACATCGGTGTGAAATCTGCTATTGATGGTAATCCCGATAACCCGAATAACCCACTTACTGGTCTCTGGCTAGTGTCACCTACTGGTATTCTTACTCCGTCTGTTGATTCTAAGTACAACTTGATAAAAGGATCACTCATCCCAATACCCACGTTACCGTCATTAAGCAACGTCAATACATCACCATAATCATCATGACTGAATCGTATACTATCAGGATTAGTGACGTATTGTAGTGGTTGTCTTAACTGCCATTTAAATACACCGTTATCATAAAAACGGAGATGATTTTGAGTATTTCCTGTTGTTGAGTTAACACCAATTCCACCATGGTTATAATTGTGATCAACCATTAGCGTAGCGTAAACAGGCCCAGGTCCCTGACTCTCTATAGTATCTGAAACATGTAGGGCATGCTGCGGTGTACTAGTACCTACACCCATCTTCGTTTGATCGTCTAAATACAAGCTAGCTTGAAGCACATCATCATTATCTCTGTCCCAGAACACCGCCACTGGTTGTGCTCCTGATTGAGTTACTGTTAAAGCTGGTCCGGTTCCGATGTTGGTTATGTCCATTGCACTAGTAGCGTGGATCAATGTGTCAATCTGATTAGTTACACCCTTGACCCACAAATCACCTTCAATATGTGCACTTCCTGCAACGTGAAGTGTAGTGACAGGGTTACTGTGACCTAAACCCACTCTTCCATTAGTAGCGTCAACAAACAAAGCGTGTGATGCTAACGCCGCAGTGTGATTCTGTACATTGCCATCAGTACCTGTGTCAGTCGTATCCTGCTGTGGATCTAAATTTTGTGCTACTACTCTGAAGTTGTGATCATTTGCATCTCTATTAAGAACTGTCTCTGTCGGGTCAACATAAAACAAACTAGCACCTGTCAAATCATCATCATCGTTACCCTGTATATCAAATATAGCTGTGTCGTCTCCATCACCTGGACCACTCAATGTGATCATGTCAGTGCTTGCGTCAACAAACAACATCTTTTCACTCTTGTCAGACTCGATTCGAAAATCAGTATCACCATTTCCGTCATCATTAATAACAACTTCTGTTCCATCTCCTTTGACTAGTATTGAAGTGGTGTTTGTGTTAGATTCAATTCTAGTGTCTATCAAATTGCTATCCTCATTGATCACTACTGCGGTCGGACTGACACTCAGTAAACTTGCACCAGACAGACTGGCGTTATCATTACCAGTGACAGTAAATAGATCGGTATCATCATTAGCTGCTCCGTTGATAGTAACATGATCCTCACTAGTATCTACATATAACATATGAGGTGTGGTGTCACCCTCTACTCTAAAGTCAGTGTCACTATTACCATCACCATTAATGACCACCTCACTACCGTCACCACTCACTACCACTGCCTGAGTGTTTGTGGATGTCCTGATTATTGTATCAACATCAGCTTGATTCTTGTTAACCACAAACACGTCTTGTGTGTCATCCTCTTTCATCTGAAGCATGTCAACCCCACCAACTCGGAAGTTCACCTCATCATAATCCTGATCTGGTGGAGGAATTGGTGGTGTGATCGATCCATCAGCATTCACGTGATGTGCTTTGGTGTCAGTACCAAATAACATGTATGTGTCTGTGTCATCATTATGATAGATATAGTCCTCGATACCTACTTGACCACGAACGTCTAGATCAAAACTAGGAGATTCCGATGAGCTAGCATGCTCACCTAGGTGGTTCATTCCAATACCAACTCTACCAATCTCATCAACAATAAATGTTCTGGCTCCAGGAGCCGAGCTAGTATGCATTGTTAACGTACCACTATCGTATATTGTTAAGCTACTTGTATCATATACATCTATATCAGATTTGTTTAAAAACCTTACATGCGTGTTATCATGCGTTACATATTCTGAATTACGAAACACGACATTCTGCATGTGCAGCTCATCGCCTGCATAGTAATCGTATGGTACAAGTTCGTAATTTCCGGTGACTAGGTGTATTCCATGGGTCCTGTTAACCCAATCGTAGTATGCTGTTGGCTGATATTGATCTGACATGTCTTAAGTATTTATTGCTCAGACGTGCCGTTCCTACCGTTTTATACCACGGGAGGTTCTTCAACTGGTGGTGCTTCTGCTCCTGCATCACCCATGTCATCAGGCATTCCACCGAAATCAGGTGGAGCTCCTACATCACCAGCTGGAGGTAATGCGCCTCCCATGTCACCACCCATTCCCATGTCACCTTCACCCTCAGCACCCTCTGCGCCTTCCATGGCATCTCTCCAGTTAGGTCCTTGACTCTCAATTTGTGTTAACTCCCACATTAATTCCTTGTCTTTCTTGAGGAATGCACGATTCGCGATCACATCTTTGTCCGTCCAGTCTAGATATTTCTTCTGACAGTATGTATTGGATATCATGTCATTACCAGACATTGTAGAGAAATTTCCACTCTTGATCTCAAAAATCTGCTGCTCACGCATGGCATGAAAGCTATTTGGTGGATTGAACTCGACATGAATATTATCTTCTTTGAGGTCATATTCTTTCCACAACTTTTTCATCTTTAGTTGTGTTATGAATGTATTCTTGAGAGCTTCAGCAAATCTCTGATGCTGTCTCATGATAAATTTAGCGAATTTTAATTCTTCACGTAAAATCTCTGTACCGTCACTGTAGCTAGCTTCCGCTTCTAGGCGACTACCAGGTACCTTGAGAGCTTTGTATAGTTTCTTGACAAAATACATCAAGTCAGTCAATTCACCAAGATTCGCTCCACCTGCTAATTGTGACACCTCCGTTCCAGTGTTACCGGTTCTTTTGGCAAACCAAAAGCTGTCCAGCATGCTTTGGGGATTGAATGAATTCACTTGACCGTCTTGAGCTGCATCAAATGTCTTTCGGTTCCAGTAGTTGTGCATCAGTTTTTTGAGATATGCTTCAGCTTTCGGTGGAGGCATGTTACCTACATCGACATTGAACACTAATTTCTCTGGTGCTCGGACCAATCTATATATAACGATACTGTCTTCTACCATTGTCAACTGCCTGTAAGCTCTTCTGCAATTCTCAACGAACGGTAACCTTAAAGTCTTGTCACCGTTCCATATACCACTGTGTACATATGTGCATTGATTCTTGTCAAAGGGTATATACTCATACTTCTCAACCTGTTGAGTTTTTGGATCAATAATTGGTTGTCGGTATAGGTACCCTTTGATCAGTGTGTTTTGTACGTTATCATATATAGGATCTATCAACTCTGTTGGTATCACTAGTATACCTAGGATTCCCTGATCTACATGCTCTTCATGTATGATATGCTCAAAGTACACCTCTCCATCAACTAACAAGCTTCGATAATACTCCCATCCCTTGTTATCAAAGTCAAAATACCTCATCAGCTTGTCAAACTCTTTGGTTAGTTCTGCTTTAGCCGATTCAGTTAAATCTGAATCTCTAAAATCTATATTAACCAACTTGCCGGTGTTCTCATCAACATTTATAGAGTCATCACAAATTTCATCTAGAGCATCACCCACTTCGGCATACTGAGCCATTATACGATAATCCATCAATCTCTTGTACTTGTCTTGATCAACGTTCGAGTACATATACGAGTGATAATTCTTGTCAATAGCAACTGCACCAACACCCTGATCCCAGGTCATTGTTTGTTGTGTTATACTAGACTTTGATAACGCTACATCCCTTTTCACTCCTCCGGAGTTATGAAAGTACTTGTACTTAGGATTTAAATCCTTGATCCCATCTGTTATATAGTTGGAACTATAAGGCATACGGGAAGCCACATATGACATGAAGTTTCTACCGAATGTAGATTGTTTTCCTGAATTTTGATTGCCCATCTATACAATATTTATGCCCTAGGCTGTGTTTATCAATGTTCTATCTATCAATTACAACGTTTGATATGTAGCGTGGTGATTGAGTCTCTAGCACTAGTAACTGTTTGTTATTATTATTTATATCAGTGTATATCTTTGAATCAATTAGCTTGACACCTTCAAAGGCTGACTGCACTGAGTAGGGTACTGTTTCTATTGATAAGTCATATATTATCTTACTATGATCGCTAAAGATAGCGCTAACTCTAGCACTATATGTATGTGCGGATGGCTTATCAAACTTGTAATTATGCTTGAATCCCGGGATTCGTGGATCACCGAAGTCTGATTGATCTGGGATTGTAGTTATATCCACACCCACATTACCAAGGCTCTCGTCAAGCTCTCGACTATTTATATGCAGCTCGGTCCCGTCTCCAGGGTCATACACTATCTGTATCAGTTTGAATCCTTCTGTACTAACGGGTATATAGTTTGTGTTTATTTCTAAATCGAGTTGATACCCGGATAAAGTATATCCTGTCATTGATGATAATGATAGCGATTGAGTAGTGACCGGATTTGATGGTGTTGGTATTATACTATTATCTCCTCCTAGTCTAATAGTTCTAGAAGTTACTGGTTTCTGCCAACTTGATCCAGGTTTAATATATTTATTTACAGCCTCTCCATGATACACACACGCATCAATGAGTCTCATATTTAGCTTATTGTACTTAAAGTTATTAGTGAATATACAATATATACTCTCACTCTCGCTTGATAGAGTCGCGCTGTATGATACGTTATATATGTCAGATTTCTGGTTAAATTTGATTATCGGTTGATCAATTGACTCGACTATAAATCCTGATAAATCACCTGTTAGCATGAAGTTATCCGCGTCTTCTGGATAATCATCGTTAGGAAAGGATTGTTTGTATTTCAATGTATCTAAATCAACTGAATATAATTTAGGATACACGGTAGTCCGAGATGATACAGTATGTACTGCCGTATTACCTACTATTAGTAAGTTACTGTCTTCATTGAAGAACCAACCGGTAGGTTTCTCCAGTGCGTTCCCGTCATTAGTGCGTAGCAATACGTTAGATGTATTGTTGGACTGTAAGCTGGTATCTGACATGGAGAAGTTAAGCTTCTCTATTAACAGGTGCGTTGGTGTTGATATCAATATATTGTTATATATTACATCCATATCGATAATATTATCGTTAATTATATCGTTATATATTTTCGCATGATCAGAGCTGTCAAAATAATCAAAGTTACCAAACACATTGGCCATAGCCTTACTGATGGGAAGTATGTTCTTACTATTATAGCTTCTGAAATATAATCCTCCAGAAGTCAAGGTATTTTGATTATATATCGTGCGTTGTATATTAATATCGATATCATCTTTAACCTCCTCAGCGTACTTTGTTCGCGAAACGGTCATGCTGTGATCAAAATAAGGTATATTATCAACATTATATGCATAATCCTCAACTCGATCTATACAAAAATCACCGTTAAATAAAGCACCATCTATAGTCTCACCCTGTTGTATGCCACTTAAACTATCCCCGGTGAATGCTACATTCTCCCACTCACTGGAGGTCCCAGGGTTTACATACTGTTCGAATGTATCCTGTATTCCTGATACCGGGTTGTGAGTTGATATGTAGCGACCGTATTCATCTTCATCATCGGTGGAGTTAACAAACGCATAATTGTCTAGGATTTCACATTGAAAGGATGAAGGGTCAATGACTCCGCATGCCTCATCAGTAAACATACCACCATAGGCCTGTTCATCAAAAGTTGGGGACTTGTAGAACCCATGGAAAGTTATTGGTATACGAGATACTTTATTACCTATAGTTCCTGGAGCAGGGTCAATTCCAACATACCAGCTGTTATGCTCATCATATAACTCTTGACCAAATTCATCAAACCCGGACCGTCTTCGAAGATCTAGAAATGGCCTAGGATTCCGGGATTGCTCAAACTTGTTATCGATACCTGGCGCTCTGCCACCATCATATATATCATACTCTATAGACCTATCATACATATCAGGTCTTTCCGTGAGTGTGTCACCTCCGTCTATAACCTGACATCCAACTGCAACTTCAATCAACTCATCGATGAGTGATCCATTACCAGAATCGGTTGGTTTTCGAGATGGTTGTATATTCTTGTATAATGCATATTCATTACCAAATATATCTGTCCTCCACTTGTGAACTGTACGGTGGTCTATTAATAGTGTATCAATCCGTGTATCGATGTCAAATACGTTAGGTCCTTCCACTGGGAAAATGTCACTCTGGGACCATTGTGATCGATTCTTCCCAGTGAAGAAGTCTAAATCGTCAGTAGACCTACTAACACCAACCTGTGGTCTTAATTGTATCTCATCTGCGGAAGTATATCCTGAGAATTTAGCTAAAGTTTTAGAGTTGATTATATCACCGAATAGACGACCATTTGAATTGTCAGCCTTTAACCAGGTTATACTCTCTGCATGGTCTACTGGAATTCCAGAGATCCCAGTGAATGAGCTATTACCGAACCGTGATATATCAGGTAATAAACTAGATGTATTATCGGTAAGGAGTATTGGTCGAGGGGCTTTACTGTAATAGGTCAATATACTAGTATTCTTGGGTGTAAAATAACCTCCAATCTCGTCAATCGATTTATATGTACTATTATCCTCCGGTACGTTGTTGATCACCGGATTGTATCGATTAAATATATTCCTCCATGGTTTTGAGGCGGATGATACTGTCATCGTCTCTCCTGCGGAGAGTTGCATTACATTTGATCCTAATATGGTGTTTATGTATGCTGGGTAGCGTATTGTATTTAAATTGTTCTCATCCTTTATGTAGTTGAAGAATTCACTGTAATTGTAGCTTTCGAGTTGCCGGGTCGATTCTTGTGTTAATGTTGATGAGTTTGTTAGGACTAAATTGATGCCTGGTAGTATTAGTGATGGTGCGCATTCCTCTAGAGCCTGAGCAATTAAGGTAGCTCTATCTGTGAAGGTATTAACGTCTATTGGTAGAGTTGTGTCCTTGAAATACGATTGCGACATGTCGTACAATTCTGTTATACTGATTGTGTAATCGAGGTTCACGGATGACGTGTCAATTGATACAATATTCCCGGATTCGAGGTTACTTACATCAGGTAATAATGTTTGCTCAGCTGTGATACCTTTTATGTTTCTAGCAGTACCTAGAGGAGTGTTGCTGTCCGATCTTTTTATCTTTTGCTGCTTGATGATGTCGCGCTCCCGGGCGTAATATAGCGTTATTTGTTTTATCTTAGCTGCAAAGAAAGGAATAGCAGATTCTACGTGTCGCGGGTCTGTGTAGTTTATGTTTGTTAGGAATCGCTTCTCTTCGTCAGTCGTGTAATTTAACGCGATATCCTTAATTAATGACCGGTACTGGCTGGTTATTATATCTCTGGACTGGCTCTCTGATTTCAACTCAATAGCTGACCATTCGCGAAGATATATATTGTAATGATTTGTCAAGTCATCGTCTGTTGATCCTTTAACGCGAGGTAACCACTCGACATATGTTAGTGGTTGATGTAAATCGACGATATCGGGTGATTCTCGCGACATACCCGGGGATGTGATACTGTTAATGGGGGTATAATTCCTGGTTATATCTAAGCTCATCTATCTATTTATTTATCATTAACCTTCCATACGTCTAGACTGTCTACTCCAGAAAATAAATTTAATCCTTTTCTTAATTGACGTTCTAACATTATCTCCATAGTACCTCCAGGTTGTGACCAGTCTGTATAAGAGGATGATGTGTATTGTAATGTTGTATTAGGAGAGTCCCAATCTATTATATTAGACATGTGCGTTTGATCCACGTTCGCGTGGGGCTTATACTCGTATATCGAGTAGTATTGCCATGCATTCATGTCATCCGGGAAGTTTAATCCCCATCCTAATTCGTCTAGATGAGTGTGGGAACTTAAGGATATATTAATATTATAAGATGTCAGGCCATCGAATTCAGTGGAGTAATGCTCTACTGAATCTATGTACTTTACTCTAATTGCCCCGGACTTCGAGCTATCAGTTACGCTCTGATAGTACAATACGTCAGGTATTGGACCATTCACCGGGTCATCATCAGTCTTTATTGACATTACCCCGGATACTGCACCTTGATTAGTTACATAACCATCTAATCTAATTGCGGATGGCCCGGGGGTTGTTGTTATCTCGATCGGATCACCGAAGCTATCGATATTTATTCTATACGTCCTGTTCCGGAATAATGTTATTGTCGGATTTGTGCTAGCTGGTCCTATTAATGTTATAATACCTTCGTCGTCAAGTTCGAACACTCCATGTTCATATGATTCATCCGATATATACTCACTTGACCATCTCTGATTAGGATCAGTTACTGTTATACCTGAGTCTGTTGTTACTAGATTAAATTCTCTGTGATCTTTCCAGTTTATCATCATCGGAGAAACCGGCCGGAAATTACCGGTATGTTCCTCTCGGATTACTAACTTTTCGTCTATCGTTACTCTTAGATTTTGGATCAACTTAATTAATATAGGCTGTTCATTATAATTATTCAACCGCCACTCATGGTCCTTGCCTCTAAATATCCTATTGATATCATCTAAATGTCTAGCACGTACGAAACCATCTGGCCAGTGCTTCCAGTACTCTTGAGATTTGGAGGGTATCGAGCCAGGTGGAACTGAGTCTATACTCTCATAATACTTTCCGGCATGATATACATAATCTCCGGCGTAATAACCATTATCTGGATCATAGTCAAATATAAATAATAATTCAGATCCTAGATTAACACCTACTGTATTCTGCGACCAGTTACCATATTTTTCAAAATCTGTTTGATAGTCAGTCCTCGTACCTCTGAGCTTAGAGAAGTTAATTGATAATATGTCAATCAATCTAGTGATTTCTGTCGGCATAACTGACGACATTCTTGACATTCTGTGGTTTAGCATAGACGATAAGCTGAACAAGGCATCAACAGTGCATGTATCTATATCACTATGATTCTCCATGAAGTTACTAATCCTTTCATACACCCTCTTACCTAAAGATACTGGAGAAGAACCAGTGGTACCAAATACTGTATTTAGAAACTCGTCATAAAATATTCTCTTATCTTTCAGTGAGGGTTGTTGTATGTAATCTCTAATCACTCCAGCAAAATCTACATCCTCACCAACCCTCGCGATATCAAATATACCGGATTCTGGTAGAAGTTGAAACTCGTCACTAGAACCGGTTATTGCTACAAACCCACTGCTGCTGTCGCTAGCAACAATTCTGTCATCAAACTTATTTATCCATCTCCATCCAGTCCAATCACCACCGGCGCGGATCTCCTGCTCGAATCCAGTTGCGCTGACAGATACCGGATTACCATGAGATTGTCGGAACTTGACTTCACCCATTCCTCCAGATAGATACTTCATGTAGTTGTTAGCTGCTTCTGATCTTTTTTGTTCATTGGTACCAGTTAGGCTGGTATTATTTGTTACGAATACATCAATTTGAGCGTCTGTTAGGTATGATGTAGGTAGTAACATATCACCGGAAGTGGCCATGGCGTTGCTAGATATACTACTTATCCAGCTAAATTGATCGTTTGGTATCTGGCTATTGGCTACGTTAATGTATGCGCTTAGCGGTGGAAAGTCGGAATTCATTGCATATATTCTCTTGTCTGCGTTATTAACAACCAGTAGGTTGTTAGCGGTGTCCATTGACAGCCCTTCAATGGAGCTTCTCCTATTAGCATTATCACGCCTATCGTATGTATCTGCGGATAGTGGGTGATATCTAGGATCGTCATATGAACTACCTACAGCTACGGTGGTATCTACAGTTCCAGTAGATGTATTGTAGCGAGAACAAAATCTTTTGCCCCAGGAGAACCAGATATGATTGTTGTTATCCGGGATTATATGTGAAGCGTTGTTGATGTATTTAAATGAGTCTGCGGTACGGTTTTGTATGACTGGTTTCTTTACAATCCGGATGATACATCGATTCTGGGAGAAATTTTTATCAATCATCATCATATCTGGTGTGTTGGCAGATACATATAATGTCACTGTTCCTGTATCAATACCGGACACCGTGTCAGTATATAACTCACCAGTTCCAGTGAAATTCATAGGATCACCGCTTAGAGGTAATGATAATTCCTCTGGAATTATGTGTCGGAATTGAAATGGATGTTGACCGTTATTATAATATGAGTTATCAAATATATACGTATTACCTTCGTACAATGTTAATAGTTGATTTGTTTCGTAACCGAATCCATCAATATATAGACCATCTGATATATAATCATTAGTAGAGTCATCCCATACCTCCTCGAGCAACACTTGATACTCTATTGTCTCGTCATCGTAAGGTAATGGAGATGACATGTCCTGATAGCTGGTCCCTTCTAGAGAACTAACTGTAAACCGTAAGGAAAGTTCCTCATCAAATGCATATACTATACTTCTAGGAGGATCTAGGTCTAAGCTACCATCATAATTCAGACCAGTTGACTCAGTTACTGCCCATACATGATCACTAACATCAACACATACGTCACCGGTGAAGTATCTATCTTCGCCTGGGAAGTCATACTTGTATTTAAAGTTTCCGCTGGGGTCGTAACGGGAGACAAAGCTACAGAGCGGGTTTGTATATGTTACTATAATATCGTTATTCTTACATGTCTCCACCACTGTCGGGTTGATTATCTGTTCGCCAAATTCCCCCGGGCGACCATTTACCTCGTTCAAGCTGTATTCTGAAGCGGATAACCAGTTACTCGATGGGTTTGTTGTTCTAGAGTCTGCTAGAAAATTAATCTCCTCCGGAACTGCGCATGCTATTACATTGTTATTTTTACCGGAAATTTTAATAGTTGAAACTGTATCATATAATGTTACCCAATAATCAAGGTTCTTATCTAAACTAACACTACTAGGACTGTACCCATATGCATCATTATCCCCGGGGTAAAAGTAAGCACTAATACTTGGTAGTAGTGAGCTTATATCAATCTCAGCTCTCGTAGCACCTCGTCTGTTATATCGTAATATTCTATCTGTATCACTATCCACGATGATCACTTCACCGGTGGGTTCAGTTGCGAAACCATACATACCACTATTACCAGGAGATGTAGTAGTTACCGGTTGTGAATATGTTTGTGTTGCACCGTCTTCACCATAACTAAACTCCCGGAAATAAACCGGTTTGATTTGATGAAATAAATCGTTAGATGGATTAGTTAGGTAGTAAAACATTACTTCATAATTAAAATACAGAGGAGGGTCGACTAGTGTGTGTGTAAATAGTCTAAATTGATTGTCTCCTGATACATTATCCCAGGTGTTATCAATGTTCATGAACGCGTTCCATGTCCCGGGCGTTCTCATAGGCAGATCGTTGTTGATAATTTCAGTATACATGCTATTATCAGGTTCATATCTTGAATCGGGGGCGATATACGCATAATATTTCCGACCATCAATTGTACTCCACCATCTAGGACTACCAGGCCCATATACATAGTCCCTTAACGGTGTGTTCAGTAAAATTTCGCGAGTATCTTTATCAACTTGTGATAGTAGTAGTGTCACTACCTCCCCGGTGGGGACTGGTGCAGTCTCGCGAGTTGGATGGGTTATAACCAACCGGATGAACGCGTCCTTACTATCTGGATAGATTGTACCGACATCCCATACCTTAAAATCATCGGATGAGGATATTGCTGTAGTCACTCGAGTGAATGTAGAGTCTGTCCCGGATAGGTACATTGTCACGAATCCTTGAGCAGTCAACACATCGGTGGTGATATCTCCTCCAGAGAATGCAGAACTAGGTGCTAACCACCCGCTACTTAACGGCACAATATCATCAGTGCATATTATGTTACCACTAACATCCTGTGTTCGTACTGATAATGAGAATGGTGAGTCTAGGTATTTGTTCGCGTTTATCTTAAAACTCTGAATACCGTTGCTTGATATATTTAGAGAGCTAGGTGGATTAAACTTAACCTTGATGGGTAGGCCTACTTTTTGCGTTTCGTATATCTGAAAGTAATCGTTTTTTAATAGTTCAAATTTTGTTATGTCGCTATCATTTTCAGTTACAGGGAACTTGCTAGTATCAAAACTAGCGAACAGTATTACATCCTTAGGTTCAGTAACTGGGACGGCATTAGCTGCTGTGTATGAATCGGGTATATTATCATTTTTTAAAGTCGCATCACTTGATCCGGATTTGTTTTCCCTAGCTGCGCTTGTTAATTTATTCGCATTATCATCCAGATAGTTGACGATTGCTAGGCCGCTAGTACCGGCGAAGACTCCGTCAGGGTCATCGTATGTTGTATGTACTATCTCGTTGTTGACATTTTTTACGTATATATGATCGTTGTCGTCAGTCTGTACGCGTTCAACAGGTACCGTACTATCTTTAGATTCTAAAAATCTCCATGTAGGGCTTAGGTGGGCATCCGCCGAACTCCAATATAGTTCTGGTGTTAGTGGTCGTGAGTGACTCGATTGTGAGTATAGATTGATAAAATAGCCTCCGTCACCTGATACAACAGGCCATGACTGCCAGCTGTTATACCTGTATATCGTTAGATCATCGCTCGGTACTCCAAGTGAACATCTCTCCGGTAATCCGGATTCAATAGTGGGTGTATACCATGTTAGAGCGTCTGGTATATAGTTATATACCTTTATAGTTTGAGATCTCCGATTCCGGTGTGTTATACCGTTTTGGTCAGTAAAGATCATTGTTACCTTATACTCCCCGGGGAATTTATATTGTTTTGATATCGAGTATCCGGTTTCATACGTACCGTCACCCATATCCCATATAAGTTTGTCTAGACTTGCACCTACATAGGTACCAGCAATCGCTGATATGATGGGAGTGAATGTGAATTCAGTTACATCTAGTGTATAACCGGAGATTGCGCGGGATCCTGTTGAAATTTCCCCTAGTCCGTTACTGCAAGTAAAAGGTACAACCAGATCAGTAAAGCTAGTGAATTGAATATCCTGGTATGTTGCCATATTAACTCTCTATAATTATCTTCTTGTATAGATTGAATGCATCGTGTAAATATGGATATTTGTAGTAGGGTAATTTATAGTTTTGGTTCATTATTACTATGTCATTATCATATACAGGGTTCCATATACATAAACTTAACCCAGGTAATGTTAGTGATAGGTCCGTACGTGAAGTAGATATCGACTCAACACCTTGTATGTTTTGTATTAACGAACCGATTGTGTTTACTTCAATTAATTGTCCTAGCTCCATCTTAGTGTTCATAAAATACACAGCTATCGTGTCTGCTACTTCCTGTATAATTGCTGAATCTTCTCTTATGATCCCAGGTGTTTTTTGTATAACTAATTGAGTGTTATCTGATATCTCCGGTGTTACTACTTCTTGTCCTGTGGTGAGTCCTAAATTAACACCAACAAATACAGGATCCATTAGAACAATCTCTTGGGATATCATTTTCTTCTTGTTGATGTCATTTAATATTAGCTCTTTCATTGATGGAGATATAAAGTTAGTCATAACAGATGCAGTTGTTGCTGCTGGCATAGACGGCACGCAGTATATGTATACATTATTGAATGTAGTTGATGTTGAAACTTGCATGTGATTGAACATCACTCTGCTCTCTTTATTGGGATATGAGATACCTACATCCTCGCTGAGATATCTCATATGACCATCGATATAAGTTGTGTTGTCGACAACTTTAGATGATGTCAGTAAATTGCCGTAGCCTCTTTCTATATATGACTCATAATCGATTGCTGTTACTAGTCGATCTTGATTGGATAGATTTAATGGTGCTTTACGTTTTATTTCATCGACTGTCTCGCGTTGTTGTGGTATGGTACTGGGTTGAGTATTCGTAAATGACATTGTCTCGATGTTATCAAATGTTATATATTTGATATTTTCGGGTTTGATATCAGTCTTAATGGCATTGAATATATTACTACCATAGAGTGTCATCTTGAGCTCATCCAAGAAGTTCGCTCCTACTTGCCCTGCTTCTCCAGTAGACTCAAGATAATACACCCATACTTCGTCTCCTGAGTTTAACTTAGCGCCAGTGACATCATCACCAAACTTTAATTCATATATTTCATTCTCATTTAACCTTTTCTCAAAAACTCGATCAGTGGGGGTTGCTAAATACATTGATGTTGTTTCAGTATACTGGTAATATTTTCCGGAATCAAAGTCCTTAACATACACGTGAATGTGAAAGTGATCTAGTTTTGTTTTCTCTTCTATTGTATTTACATACACCGTCTCGAAGTCTTGACCAGTTGATTGTTGACCGGGAAGTTCAACCCATTTACCTTGATATAGTAGATGCTTTTCTCCTATAATTGGTATGGGTTCATCACTGGGGGAATTTTTTGTAAATGATATATCAGCGTCGGTTGAGTAGTATGTATCGTTCGAGCTGATGAATGAGTACCTAGGTATAGTATATGTACCAGGGATAAGGTCTTCAGTAGCGAATGCATCGAAACTAAGATTACTAGTTTGATACCCGACAGGGTTATAGTTCAACATTTTAACTATACGGTTTACGTTTTCATATATAGTAGACTCGGTGAACATACTCTCAGTTGATGTTCTGTTGAGATAATATAGTAATGTATGGAAGCTATATGCAATCACATCAATAAACGATGACATGTTACTACCTCTGTATACCTGATCTGTGAAGGTTCCTTGTTCTGTTAGTCTGTTTATTATGAAATCTCTAAGACTTGTAGCATCGAAAGATGTATATGCTTTATCAGGTAAACTATATTCTGTATATTTATCGGTCATTTTAGCTGGTTGAGTTCGTCAGGAAGTTAAACCCGGGTTGGTTAAGGATTGCTTCATATGTCTTATCTATTATATTTAATGAGGGGATGGTGAGAACCAACTTTAAATCGTATTGATTTCTCTCGGCATCCATATTAACTGTTATATTCTTCACACTTACACGTGGTTCAAATTTCTCAATACCCTCAACAATTGCTTCTCCGATTTCTTGAGCTATAAACTCATCAACCGGCTCAAATAACCATTTAGTTAAATTTAGACCAAACGTCGGATCTAAAATTTTTTCTCCGGGATTGGTGGTGAAGATGTTTCTCAAGCTATTCATTATCGCTCCTTCATCGATCGATGTTTGTAAGTCTAGTCGTGTTACCTTACCATATAGAGAAGACGTTACAGGTCTCTCATCCTCTGTCAAATCTAGGTGTAGATCTCGGTATGTAGTTCTACGTTCTGTTTGAGTCGATCGACTCGCTACTCTGCTTACTTTAATGGCCATACATAGATATTTATACTGAGGTTATTGGAGCCGCTAGGAAAATCGTTGGGGTAACATAAATAATTAATATGAAAAGCAAGTTTGATGTAATTTTTGAAAATAACTTCTCTAGATTTCAAGGTGGTGGGTATCTCACAGGGGATATCATTAAGCTCAAGAAAGGCTGGGAGAAGAACGATTGGTGCAAGGAAGCTCCGGAGCAAACGATAGACATGCTCAAGGCGTTTGATGCAGAAGATCTTATCTTAAGAGTCAGTACAGTCAAGACTTTAAGACCAGCGGTTAATTCGAGTGTGGATGCTGCTGCTGGAGTTGATGGATTTCATATTGATGTGACACAAGAGACAGCTCCTGGTAGATACACTGGTGCTTTTATCACAGTACCACATCAATTAATCGAACTAGATGGACCTAATGACAAGCTTCCGGATATTCCAGACTCAATGAAGAGGGATGAGAAGATTTCAGTTAAACCTAAATCACTAGAGGAAGACCAAGCAGAGAATAACCCGAACGGTATTACATCTGATACAGAGAATGACCCGGGGATGACCAATCCATTGAAGCAAACTGGAATGGATGACAAATTTAACAGGCGTTTACATGACAAGGATATCAAGCAACCTAAAGCGATTGCTGCAACATCATATACCGCTGGATATCTAGGATAAAATTTTATTATGGCAATGAACATTAAAGGACAAGGGATCACATCCAAGAAGGAGAGCCCAAAAGTAACAGCTAAACCAACTCGCGCTAAAGATGAAGAAGGTAAGTTTATCGGAGATGATAAATCAACACCAGATATTAACGAAGCATGGGATGGTGGATATGCTCCTAAGAAGAAGAGCAAAAAGTCTAAGTCCTCTAAGTCTAAGTAAGAGCTAACAAGCAACTAAAGAAGTTAATCTCCGGATCAACCACGAATGTTGATCTGTACAGATGTTCAGCCACTACTATCAAGTGCTCTGATTTCTTTATATCAGGGGTGTTGGATTCATGTATACAGTTAAACAAGGCTCGTAGTAACTCTACATAATCACCATTGAACACATGTTCATTCTCTATAACCTTTTTACGGGCTTTGATTGCTAGTCCTTCCTTGGCGATCTTATATATGTTCTCTACGAACTTATCTTTAACCTTGACTAGATTGTCAAACTCGATTTTACCATCAATACAATTCTTCTGGATCTCGTTTATACATTTACGTAGATCAGGATAACATGTCTTGACAAATTCATCTAGACGGTCGATATCACTTTCCAGTACCGAGATGTTCTCGAGTTTGAGTATCTGCTTGATTCTATCAGAGCATCCTGAGAGTGACGGTGTTAGATCGAATGATTGGCAGCGGCTCTGTAGAGGTGGTATGATTCTGTGATTGTAATTAGCAGTTAGTATGAATCTAGTCAATCCGGCATGATCTTCCATTGTGTTACGTAGAGCTCGTTGAGCGTCTAAGCTCAATCCATCAGTCTCATCTAATATAATACATTTGATAGTACCATCAAAGCTTTTGGTCCTTGAGAAATTAGTAACCTTGGTACGGATCATGTCTATACCGTTCTCGTCACTAGCATTGATATACAAGTACTGACATTCTAACATTGAGTTGCATATGATCTTAGCTAAGCTAGTTTTGCCTATACCAGCTGATCCAGAGAAGAGTAAGTTAGGAATCTCGCGAGCTTTGTCGAACTTCTCAAAGCATCTCCGGTTGGCGTCACTCAACACCATTGATCCTAGATCACTAGGTCTGTATTTCTCGACCCAGAGATTATCAAACATCTTTACCAGCCTCTTTCATCTTGTATAGCATATAATCCTTATCTGATTGCTGTGTTGATTGAAGTATAGTATGACAATCGGTATATACCCAGAAAGGGTCACCTTTATCGAGTTTAGGATAAACGCTACGGTCACAATCAGGTAGAGCATGGGATGATGTTGTGTCACTGCTACCAAATCCTTTATCACCCCGGGCAGTCTCTGTTATCTCGTCAGTAAACTCAAAGATCGGTTGTAACAATGGATATACTACCAATTGTGCAATCTTATCCCCTGATCGAACACGATATTCCTTGTCAGTACTAAAATTATACAACTTCACACCTAAATCTCCTCGATATCCGTTATCAATAACACCTAGATGTGGTTGAATGTTGTGCTTGAATCCTAAACCACTTCTAGGCTCGATTCTGAACCAATATCCAGGTGATATATCAGCGACCGTTAGTCCGACTGGTATCACTTGACTGCCCATTGGCGGGATAACTTTATTCTCAACTGATACCAGATCATATCCAGAGTCTCCAGTGCCTGGTTCCTTGTTATTTGCAGTGGGTAGTACAGCATCAGCATGCGTCTTTTTAATTTTAATAACCGGGTCGTGTAGCGGTCTAATTCTCATCGAGCTCATTATTATCCGTTTAAAAGAGTGTCTCCTGGGCGAGTATTAGATGAGCCTTCTACTGGCATTGAGTTGTTTGTCAACCATGTTAATAATTCGTTTAACTTGTTCGCAGGGATCGCAAATGATCCGTGACCTTGTATGTTTACTGTTACCATATGTGTATTATACGGTCTGTCACTGTATAAGTCAACTTTATTGTATAAATACCTATATGAGTGAGGAGAGCGATCGAGAGAATACAGTAAAAACACTAGTTGACCAGCTACGTGAAGGTAACACGCTTGCGAAAAAGGTGCAAAAAGCTGATTTTAATTTAGATCCTGCTGACTTGGAGCAGTTTATATTGAATAACTCAGGGAGATTGATACAGGATAGTATGGACACTATAGATAATATAAAACAATTCATTATCAGTGCTCCTGAACCAGAAGATGTTCATTCATTAGCGGAATTATATAAAGCAAGCACTGGTGCTCTTGAGACTCTCAACAAGATATTCCTACAACAGAAGAAATCAGAGACTACTATCAAGGTAAAGACAATGGACATTCAATCCAAAACTCAATTAGCAGAACACAAACAAGAAAATCTAACGTTCACAAGAGAAGAGATTTTCGAACAACTGCTCAATTCAGGTAAAGTTATAGAAGCTGAGATTTCAGAAGAAGAAGATCTGTAATCATTCTTCTGTCACGCCAGGCACACCTAACACTTGAGCGTTTGTGTATGTCTGTTGTAATCTTGTTGGTCTTCCAAACTTAGGTTCAATTATCTCTCCTTTGGTCGCGGAGTATTTCTTTATCTTGTTCTTGAGAAGATCAACAGCATGGGTAAATTCCTCAACCTTGAGTGATATTTGAGCTGGTTTGCCTTGAACCATTATGTTTTCACGGTTGCTTATCAACTCAAGTACCTTCCACAATCCTTTCAAGTGATCCTGTATTGCTTTGTGTACAGTCTCTATGAATATGATCATGCGAGTGTTGTGTGGGTAATCGCTAACGAAATCCTGACCATGGCTGGTCTTGTTATGATCGAGAGGTGTCATTATTGATGTGATTGTCTCGTCTCTTGATGGATCTTCGATCATCTGCTTTAAATTTTTACGATAAACTTTATTTGTCTCCTTTGATAGGTCATTTATCAGTTGTTTTGAATCTTCACTGGCGCAATACAGTGCGACACTCGAAGTAGTGGATGGTATCGAGTGATTTGGGATTGCTTCAACATTATCATCATATATGGGTAGTGTTGATGTGTCTTCATACATGCTTAGGTTTTTTAACTGACCAACACTCTCACTAAAATCAACGAAATACTCATTATCATCACCTAATAATTCAAGAAGATCGCGCTTTACCACTTCATGTGCAGTACGGAATTTCTCAATCCACCATGATACAAACCAAGCGCTCATATCTTTCATTCCAAACGCGCTTTCTAGCTCTATATCGGTGTATTGACCTTCTAATGGAGGTACGATGATTTCTTGTTTCTTATCGGATACAATATTCGTTACACTCCACTCAGCGTTTGCATCTGAGTGCGTTTGGTCAGGTGACAGTGGTTTCCATTCTTTATCATATCCTTTATTCACTATATCGACATTATTACCAGAAATAACAGGCTCACCATATATACCACCTGTTGATGTACTCAAGTGTGAGTTGTCACTCAACTGATCTCGTATATTCTTGTTTCTGATATTAGCAGGTGATGTCTTGTCCTTGACTATACCATCGTTATTGTCCTTTAACTTGATTGTACCGTCATTTAGTTTTTTAAAAAAGTCTATTTTACTTGTGATAGGGTCACTATGACTGTCAGTATGCCAATACAGGCTGTTCATTGCAGTTTCACTAGGAAAAGCAGTCAACAGGCTTGTGTAGTCAGATAAACGCTTTTGAAGGTCAGATGAACTAACTAAGTTTATGTCTATAATGAAGGGATCTAGTGTCTGTATCGCCATATTATAATGTGTTTGTATTCTTCATGAACAGGTCATTAGTGTCGAATTTTACATCCTTGTAGAAGAAGGGCTTGACACCCATTATGTTATTTGTGTACGCGCCAGATGAATCGATCCGGTGAGTTACTCTAGTCACGAAATATTGTCCTAGTATTTTCATATCATATTCATTCTCTATATAGTTGTTGTCCCTGTCCAATGATATCCATACTCCAGCTCTCCGAGATGTATCACCTCGAACATCAAACTGTATGGTGTTGCCTAATAGAAACGCTGCCAATAAGATTTTGTTTCTAGATTCAGTGAATGACAAGCTGCTATCTGATGTCCAGGAACTACTAACCCGGAAGTTGAAGTTCTCGGCCCTAGATGTATCAGACAACCAGCTCGTAAACCCATGACCACCGATACCTCCGAATGTATGGTTAATATACAGTCGTTGAAATTGCTCTTGTAAGGTCCTAACATTACCGGACGCTAGGTCAACGTTAAATGTTTTAGTTCTCTCATTATATCGGTGTGTGATTACACTGTTTAACATTTCTTGACAGTCAACTCCGTTCATCTCGGAGAAAATATAATCATCGATGACTGATAGATCTGGGTAATGATAGTTTATTGCAGCATTCCGGAATTCCTTACCAAATGTCTTTCTTTCTGGCGGTATACCAGTCGATATAGCCTCTGACCCGCTACTCAATAGAAAATACTCAGATTGGTATTCTCCTGGGCCAAACCCTCTTTTACTTCTCGCAAAATATTCTGTTATAGGTAATAATTCCCATCTCTCGGTATATCGTTGTAATCGTAATAAGCACGGTTGATGTTCGTGGTTGGCATCACTGACGTGTCTGTCGAGGATATAGTTCAAGTCATCAATGGCTTTAAAATTTGAAGGGCTGGTGTAGTGTAGCTTTGGACCTCCGGCGTTCCAGTGATACGAGAACATATTCTTAGTATCACTTTCTAATAACGAGCTCCGGAGGATATCCTGGACTATCTCACCGGTTGGTTTACCTCTCTGATCATTATTCATTCTAGATACCGGGTACTTCGATAAACCATGAGCACCGGTGGATTGGAGGAACTTTGCGGTACTGTAGTATATATTCTTTTCTCGAAGCATCTGGTACCTGTAGTCATGGAAGTATAATTTCTGTTTCTTATACATTCGACCTTTTTCAGATATTATATCCTCGCTAGCATATACCGAAAATAAAAACTTCATGGTATGAATCACACTATTTAGGAATGTAGGAATTCCCTTGTTTATCTCCCCGGAATCTAGATGAGGTTCGAATGTCAATAGTAGTAAGTCTCTACAATCGCTCCTAAACCGATATGGTACGGTAGGAACTCTAGAACCATCCGGAGCGTCAGACAACAATACAGATTCAGACCTCTCTATAATATCATCAGGGTTTAGAAACGTAACATTACCTTGATGAAACCAGTCTAATACATTATCTTCGATATACAGGTCGTCTATCGATCCTTTTCTAATTTTAATCGCCTGTCCGTCTTGATTTAATAAATATAAACTAAACTTGTATCGCCTGTCATCAAATTGCTCTATCTTAGCATTATTATCATGATCTAGACCTAGAGCGTTGACCCAACTCTCTATAAACTCAATATTACCTGCCATATTATAGTGTTTTCTTTATATCATCGATAATAGTTCTAATCATCGATGGAGTTGGTACCATGAGAGCTGTCCCGGGGGACAGTGGTGTGAATGTATCGTCTATCCTGTTGTAAGCTGCTATAATCCACCATAAATCTATTCTATTATAAAATTTATACGAAATCAACGTCCATGTTTCATTAGGCTTGGTATTATACTTGGTGTATGTGGAGGGGGATATGTTGTCAGGAAAATCGACCCTATTTAGTATATTATAATAAAAGTGCTTAGATCCATGCTGTTTATATACGTTAAATATACGTTCCATTGCGAATGAACTATCACTATTTAATTGTAATAATGACTGTACTTCAAATTTATTGTATTTCGTGGGTTCAATCACTTTAGTATTGGTTGTTGGTTACTTTTATCTTGTCGCTCATGCTCTCTTTTACCATATGATACATAAAGTTTTGTGTCTCTGAAAATAGCTCTGTAATTGTTATCGTCAACATGTATGCATCCGGGATTACTGTTGTTATCTTTCGTTTTTGTAATAACCAGTTACTCTCTGACTTACCGTCTGCAGAGCCATCCTCCGCGGAGGTTAAGTATGGAACTGGCATGTCCATCTCTCTACGACCACCTACAAAGTCAACCTGCATGTTTGTTATACTTGCATACTTACTATACCATACCCCGGGAATTTTCGCTTCATATATACAGGGCGGATCGATCAAATCTCTAGTTATTCGATTAGGTGTATTTTGATATGTTAACAGGTAGATGAATTGCCAATTCCGGATGATTTCCGTGAAGCTCTTAGTATTGAATAATGGGAACTTAACAGTGTATGATCGTTCTCTGCCATCGAATGTGAATCCCTTCGGTTGTTCGATCATCCGGCCAGGGGCCATTACTTTCTTTGCTGAGATATCGCTTAATGCTTCTGCTGCTATAGATGTTACATCTGTCATGAAGCCTCCTTCAGCGGCCGATCCGAATCCTCCGGATTTTTGTATATATGCATCTTCCATGTACGGGAATGTGTACTTAAATTTAGTAGGTGTTACTGTATATAGCATAGAGTATGGATTTAGCGGATTAGCATAACCACTATCAGTACCTTCTAACGCTTTAATTGCTCCGGCTCCAATAGATTCTGTTATCTTTTTATTTATATTCTCTGATATTGTAGTTTTATTTGCAGTGAAGTTACCTTTTTCATCTTTAGCTAGACCGGCGAGTAAATTGGCTGCATTAGCGCCCTGTTGAACTAAGCCGGTTCCGGTCTGGACAGCAACACCGACGTTATTCATCACTTGATTTAACATTGGATTTGTTAATATTCTATATTCCTTCAACATTAACATTGGTACCTCACGTCGAGAGTGAGTTGGAGATTCTGTCCAGTGGTGTACGTCTCTAATGTTCACATGAGTCGATGGACCAGCGGCATCATTCATATGATCTCCTACTGTCGGGTCTCTCGATTCAGAAGCCGGGGACAATCTAGGTGCTGGTCCGTACCCAGCGATTTTCCCAGGGGCGCCACCAGACGCGCTTCCTTTTTTTGGTGGTAACATCTTCCAGTAGAATTTTGCCCCGGCCGGGATAAGAGTCTCACCCCAGGCGTTACTAGACTCATCAATCTTCGTACGACCTTGTCCTGATGCGTCAGCTGCTTTTTCGGCCGCGGTATTTGATGTGTTTTTATCTGGTAAGTCTGGATTTGCCATATTAAGAGTCGTTGTGAACGAGTATATCGTTGGCGAAGAAGCATTGAGTGTCTTCTATTGTTAGGTTATATACTTTTTGAGTCATATCGTTATGGATTTTGTGCATATCCACTATTTTGGTTTGTTCGAGTTCAGAGTTGAGAACTGTCAAACCTACGGCTATTTTATCCGCGCGAAGCCATTCACTATCTACATAAATCTTATGATCATGAGTCAATATGATCGACTCACCGGTTTCTACTTGAATGTATATGAAGTCCTTGGATGAAGAGCTTCGGGTGGCTACCACATCACTAGTGATGATCTTTTTCTTTTTCACCGCATATGACTTTATGCTCATGTCGACTGATGTCAGGCTCTCTATAATATAGTCTAAGTCGCGTTCTTCTGAATTGACATTTATGACTGTAGTTGATGGTAGCATGGTGTATATACTTATCAGGTTACTTTGATAATCGACCTACTACTCTGTCGCGAAAGTCCATTATACTTGGCTCGGCAACTGAGTTGTTGACGGTAGTGCTGTTTCCTCCATTGTTAACTACTGTATTACCTTGTTTGTCAATTAAACCAGACTCTGTTAACACTTCCAGTACCTTAGTATGTATACCTGAGTGCTCGGTCATCAGTTCAACCATTTTATCCATTCGATTGATCATGTCTTTACCAGAGGAATCGGATTTCCCTGGTGTACTTGGTGATATGTTATCTTCATGTGATCCTATCAGAATATCACCCTTGCTAAATGTCATTGGTTTTTGACCAGGTCTCCATATAAAATCGTTCATTTCTGGTGCTTCAACTTGAACTGGCTTGGCTGCTCTCATGGCCTTGTGTATACCTACTTTCTCCAAAGCTCGTGCGAATGCTCTACCATCATCTGTCTCAACATCAAGAGCATCATACATGAGGTTGTATCCGGCTAGTATATCACTAGTTATTGAATCTTTGTCAGCTAGTGTTGCCCACGGGTATTGGAAGTTGTCGATCTTTAATCCTTCATCCTTGAGAACTTTTGCGTATTCATTGACCATACTTACCCACCTTTTATGCTCACCCTCTTGGTTCGCGATTTGCATTGCTATGTCACCCATACCACCATCCTTGTGAATAAAGTCTTCACCAGCATCCGAAACTGAGTCGTAAATATGCCCATATTCATAACCTTTCGTCATCTTCTTTAAGAAGTCCTTTTCATCCATCCCTGAAGTCTTGAGCAATGCTTTGTAATCCCCGGATTCAATTAATAGTTCCTTGGTTTTTTCCTCATCACCTTTTCCGTCTACCATGGCTTTCTTCATGGAATCGATTAGATCGTTAGTGCGATCAGCTGTGTTATCTCCACCAACTGTATCCTCTATATTCGCGCGAGCTTTGGCTATTGTCTTTTGAGCAGTCTCGCTCAAACCAGCGACCGAAGCTGTGGCTTTAGTTGCAGCTTCACGTGATTCAGCAGCTTTACCGGATGCCTCTTCTTCTTCAGTACCAAAGAGTAGTTCGTATCCTGCTTTGGGGAGGAGGTTTTTTGCCTTGCTCTTCAACATGCCAACCAGGTCTATATCGAGTAGTGATGTGATTAAATCTCCAATTGGTTTTATCAACGTATTGTATACCCATTGACCTACATCTAGCATCCAGTCTGGAAGGAGTTCCGTAAAACCTACACTAGGATCAGCAAAGTCTGTAAACCATTTTGCAATTGGGGCTATAACCTCGTCAAATACCCATCCCCCTATACCGGTCATCCATTTTGGTAACATCTCTAAAAACGCAGATTTTGATCCTTTTGGGTCCTTAGTAATGTCAGAGAATATATCCATCAGTGGTTGTATTGTGTTGTTATACACCCATTTTCCGGTATCTTTCAACCACTGTGGAATCAATGCAGATAGTATTTCTGATGCGCTTGTAGAGTTGAGTAGTTTGTCGAAATATTGTGATATTGGTAGTATTAATGAATCAAATACCCAATCACCAAACCCAGACATCCATTTTGGTAATAGTTTTTTGAATGCTGCTTTTGCCGCCACTGGGTTGTCTGCTGTAGCTGTAAGCAACTTAGCGACAGGTGCTATAAGTGTGTCCCATACCCAAGTTCCAAAGTCTGTCATCCATTTTGGTAATAACTCTTTGATTGTTCCTATTGGGTCAGCAAACAACTTGTCAAACCACTTTCCTATCTTCTCAAACGCCTTTTTTGGCTCTGTGAACAGTGACTTGACGAATTCGAATGCACCCTCCATAAATCCGAATATAGCCCCGATCAGATCCTCATAAATCTTGGCGAAAGACCAACTATCTAGTGATTTCTCTGCATTCTCGAATCCAAATGCACCCAGAAGCCAACTTACTGTATCCTTTATCAGATCTAACGGTAGGGTTAATATTTTATAAACGAAAACCAGCGCTTTCTCGACCATTCCCTTTTCATCCGCCTCTCCTGTGGAGGTGAATATACCTATAAATGAATCCCATATGCCTGTGAGTACACTAGTGATCTTGGCAAATATATCCTTGTATGTCTTAAAGAGACCACCAATCATATCACTAATCAAGGTGCTAAAACTGAATGCGTCCAATGTCTTCTCTGCTTCTTTGAACCCAAACTTGCCGAGGATCCAACTAACCGCTGATTTTAACATATCCAACGGCATGGCGATCAAAGTATCAAACACCTTTGTGATTCCACCTTCTATTCCATCTATAATCGATCCTTCTTTTTCGTAACCATCCATAAACCCGGTCACAAAGTCAAACACACCCATTATGATGGTGATAGGTAGAAATATCTTACCTAGCATACCACCAAGCCCCTTGAAAAATGCTGTCATTCCTTTTATCACAGGATTCTTCAGTATTATGTTCATCAAGCGAGTGAACAACCCAGGCTTTGTAGCGCCACCGAATATAGGACTCAATAAAGACTTGATACTCTTACCAATATTCTTGATCTTTGTGCCTATATTTTTGAGTGTGTCTGTGACTGGTTTGAAAAACTTCTTGACACTTTTCCATAAATTACTAATTCGGGTTTTGAACTTATCGAAGAATGATGTTATAGGTTTAAATAGTTTTGCTAACGGTCCTCCTACTTTCTTTTTTAGAAATTCCTTCAGAGATATAAACCACTTCTGTTTTCCAATCTCTTCAAAGAATGCAAACAAAGCGATTATAGGTCCAATAATCAATGCGAAAGCGCCGTATCCTATCATTTTTAGTGCCTTCAACCAACTAGGAGCTTTGTCTTTAGGTGCTTCAGTGTCCTTAGTGACCCTATCAGTTATGTTATTTGACACCACTTCACCTAACTGCTTCAACGCTTTGCTATCAAAGTTAACCACTGATACTGGCATTACATCTTTGAGTATTTTTCGAGAGGCTTTCTTCTCTTTATTGTTCTTCGCGTTTTCTTTGGCGATATCTTTAGCTAACTCCTTGTTCTCCTTAGCTGATACCTGCTCTTCTGTAGGTGCGAACATGTCATCCGGGTTGAACCTAGCCTTTGATGTGACCTCACCAGTAGGTTTGTCATCAAGCTTTTCGACCAGCTCAGTTAGAGCGGTAATTAAATCTCCTAGTTTATCTTCCATGGACCATAATTATTTATGGTCAGATCGTTACTATTCAGTGGTGAATAGGCTAGCGTCTATACTAATGGACACTCCTTCTGGTAGAGATTCTGGAGTCAGGCATGCTATTTCAAATTTACGGGTTTGTTTAACAAGGGCTGCTAATTTGTTACTGACTTGCATAGGCAGGGATTCAAATACATTTACCATGTCTGATATATTGACATCAACTCCTGGAGTGACTACATCTTCACCTATGATTATCGCCTGTATATACTTGACCAACTCAGATACATATATATCTCCAATCACATCCGTGACTTTTAATTTTTCTTTTGATTTTGGCTTTTGAACTTTCTTTGTGAATTGCTTGTTGTACTTGGTGTCTGTAGCTATATCAGGTACATGACATGTGATCTTGATGATATCATGCTCAATCTCGAGGTTATCGGAAATTGATGCATCAAGTGATTTACAAGTAGCAATATGTTCACTCAAGTTGATCTCATGAGTAGTGTCATCCTCTTCAATCTTAAGTGTACCACCGATCGCATGTTCTCTCAATTGTAACACGATTAAAGGTTTATCAGTCGTTAGTATTCGAACACTCTGCTTACAATTAGTTGATATGATACTGTTGATAGCGTTCATGAACGACAAGTTTTCAAAGTCTGTATCAACGCTGCTGGATAGTAACAGCTTCTGTTGCTTGACTGTTAGTGGTGCAAATGGCACATCATTACCAACACTCGGTACATATACACTCAGTGTGTCTTTATTGTTGAGCTCGTTAATACTAGCTAAAAGATTCTTATATGAACTATTGTTTGACATCATATATATTTATCGGTGTGTTTGTGTAAATCAACCTACATACCTGGCATCATCGGTGAGGCTCCTACTGTACCACCTTGTGCTCGTTCAGCTTTCTCGCGGGCCTTTTCTTCCTCCTTACGTTCACGCTTGTAAAACTGTAGATATGTTTGAATTTCAGCTGGTGTTGATGTTTCTATCTGATCTCCAGGTAAGTTTATATGCTTAGCCATAAAGTATCTATAGTAGTACTCTGCTTCCAAGTTGGAGTTGTATATAACCTTCAGTAATTCGAACATGCTGTTGTTATACAAGTTTAATGTTATAACCGTTGGTGGGTCCTGGCCATATTTTATCACATCGAGCTGATAGTTCTGGTCTATCTCTTTGATCTTCCGGATTATATGCGTAGTTACATCACTAGATATGTTGTCGATCAGTGATTGTTGTTGTTTCTGGTCAAATTGTGAGAAGTTAAATGTCTTCCCGGTGATGTGAATAGTGTCTATAACACTAGTGATCAGATTGTCAGTTGATGCTTCGTATATTGTAGATGGAGTGGCTAATTTAATTTTTATATCGTCGCTGATCTCTAGAAGATGTGTATACTCGAAGTCAAAGTTGGTTACCTTGTCAAGTATATCATATAGGTCTATCTTGAGCTTACTTATTTGCTGGTCCTTTGGAGTTATCTCTAGTACATTTGAGACGCACACGATATATAGATTGATCAGTATACAAAAACTATCAATCCGAGAGATTTTAGCGGGTATCACTTTCTTTCCTGATAACCGATATATAATATCATTGAAGTGTGTTAGTAGTTGATCGTTATCGGAGTTTGATATTATCTTTACTATATCAAGGTAGTCTCTGTTGGTTATTTCACTAAAGTTATAGTACCTTTGTTTGGATGGCAGGTATACCTTGAATTTAAACGCGGTACTCACATTAATATCTATTAATATTTACAGAAAAGTCAATTACTCCTAGGAATCACTCTGAAATCTATTATCAACTGCGCGACCTGCAGTAGGATTAGACACAGACCGATTACCACCGGGTTTGTTTTTTGGTTTCCCTAAACCTCCTAGAAATCCAAGCACTTTATCAACCTTCTTCTTAATTTTAGTAGCTTTGTCAACAAACCTCTCGACTTTTGCTATCTTCTTGTTGAGTTTCTTAAAAAATCTAGACTTTGCTAGCAATTTGTTAGCCATGTCCTTTACAAACTTTTGAAACCCTTCTTTACTCATGTAAGCATCCATGTCTGTGTCTGGTAGACTTTCTACAGAGTAATGTGTATAATTCCAACCAGTATTATATAGTTGTACTTCGGCAGCATCGTATGTTAGCTCCTTACCATCTATCGAGACAGGCACACAATTATAAAACCTCCATATCTTTCTCTCGACCAATGGTATTTGTGGGTATGTTTTGCCTAATTGTACGATGGATATGTTTGTTTTAATGTTTCTATTGTTATCGGTTGGTGGCCTGGCAGTCAATCCCATGTGGGATGCGATATATATCCATGGTCTTATGACCATATCTGGGAAAGATCTATTAGTTTCTCTGAATTGGATCTGTAGAGGTGGTGAAGCGCCTTTATTACCGCCAACCTTACCGGGTAGGAATCCCATGTTGTTACTAATCGGTATATCCTTGACTTCATAACTCTCTCCAGGTAGTACAACTCCTTGAGCAAGTATACAACCATATTCATTAGCAGTGTGCATGTATGTTTGTCTAGTTATTTCTGATTTCGCTTGATTCAAATCCCAACCTTTCATCTTTCCTCCAGGACCGGCGATAGAACCGCTCGACTGAATTGCTCCGTGTGGTTCCTTGTTCCACATTGTCTGAGAGGATATAACACTTGGTATCGTTTCGATGTGTACAAACCATAGAAACTTCATGGGAATAGCAAATTCCCACTTGTCCATATGTTGAAGAAAGTTCTCAGTATGACTGAATGGATAGTTGAACGGGAAGATATCTGTACCTAACAGATTGTCTACCTTCTCGCCAATTCTTCTTATATCATCGAACATATGTACTATTATTTAATGTACGTACACAAAAAAGCCGTACACTGGGCACGGCTAATTTGGTTTGTGATTTGGTGCTGGTTAAAATCTTGTGGATCGTACAAAGTGGTAGTTGAGAGTACAAGTGAATGTCACTGGTGCTCCTGTTCCCGCTGCAGTGTAGGTCACTTCTCCAATTTCTTGAGGATAAGCGCCAACAAGCGTAAACTGTGCGACACGTTCTAGCTGTGTATCTAATTGTACCAAGTCAACAATCGATGTCTCCTTGGGCATATAGTAGTTACCAGTGCTTGTAGCGTCATCAAAGGTATCCTTACTCCATGTCAGTAAGAGATTACGAAGGCTGTCTTCGCGATCACTATAGAATGTGAGCGGATATGTTCCGGAGTATGAAGCTGCACCAGGTACTTTAAAGTTCATGCCCATGAATGCTACGTCGTGGTTAGCTACAGTACGACCTGGTATACTACCACCTTGGGCATACACTAGGTCATCCTCAGTGATAGCAAAAGCGCCATCTCCACTCTGAATGTTAAGTACTCTAAATTGGAAGTCACGACTGAAATCTCTTTCTTGTGCGACTCTATAGAAATCTGATATTGTTTGTCTTACGTCTGGCATAGCTTTAAATACTTATGGTTAGGACACTAATTCACTGAAGTCTTGACCGGTTCTAGTAGCATAAAAGTTAACTAGAATGAATTCCGCAGCGCGTGTAGGTTTGATGTAGATGTCTATGACAAGCTCATTGCGGTCAATAACATCTGGTGAATTGTTTCGTTCGTCGCAAACGAGCAAGTAATCGTACATACCTTGTGTGTTCTTTACCTCCTCGAAGATTGGACGAAGAACGTTTAGTACTTGTGTCCGTGTGAATAATGTGTTCGGTTCGAATACGAAGTATTTAACTGTATTCATTGTAGCCTTTTGTAGGTATAAGAACAACCTTCTAACGTTGATACGATCGAAAGCACTTGGTTTAGCTTGCATGGTCTTTTGACCGAAGATTGCAAATCCTTCATTAGGAAAGTTAGCAACTGGATTCAATCCAATTTTGTATAACTGATCTCTTTCCTTCTGTTTTGGATAAAACGCAAGGTCTTGAATACCACTCACTAAGCCTCTTGTGAAACCTGCAGGTGCGATCCATGGATAGAAGTTACTATCTGTATTACCCATTGCGGCGGCAGCGAATCCACTCATCGGTACCCAAACGCCACGGTTAAGTGCTTTATCGTTTGTGAATCCCCAGTTAGCGTAAGTACAGCAATAACTACTGTTCTTAGTACCACCGGTCATCATGTGACGCAACGGCCAGTAAATGTGTTGTGAGAAGTTTACTCCGGATTCACGTTGCTGGCTTGTGAGAGTTTTACTATTTCTACCTTGAACAAAAATGTATCTCAATGGATCAGCGATAAAGATATTGTCTTTTCTTGCGAATTGACTGAAACTCTTGAATGTATCGAAGATTGTGTCGTATTGTGTCAAGTAATTGATTTCACTTCTGTTATCAATCAGCTTGGTTGTATACAATCCACTTCCGCTCAATCCGGTGCTGCTAACTACATGATCTCCAATGTTGAAGAACTCTTCATCATCAAAGCTCTCAACTGTACCACCATCTGTACCGACATAAACTGTACCTAAACCGCTCTCAATTGTGATATCAATCGGGAATAGATCAAAATTGTCTGCTAGTTCGAAGATACGATCCAATTTAGCTGGGATATTACCAGTTTCTTTAGCTGCAGCAGCTTGCTTGCGATACACACCGTGAGGATACACATTATTACCGTGCTTGATTTGAGCTTTTCTAGAAGCTTGCAAGTCTTGCCAGGATTTGATGTATAGTCGGTCTTCTTTTTCTTCATTTCCGTTGAGGAACGCTTGAGCTACCTTAAAGTCGTTAACTTCTTGAGTTGTATCTAATTTTTGATCTGATGTTAATTCATCGTAGTAACTTACTGATTTAGCTGGAAGTACTCTGATCTTACGGGTCGGATAACCATTCTCGTCTAACCAATTTCCGGCATCTTTAGAGATACCTTCATTGAATTTCATGTAAAGGTTGTTACTATTACTAGCTTCACTCTCGATGAAGTAACTAGTAGCTGTACCGCCTGTGGATTTGAATGCTTCTCTAAAGTAATTAACACTACCAATAACACTATCAGCAACGAGATAATCGAGCTTAGTAGCATCAGGTTCGAGTGTTGATTGACGTACTTTAAATACAGCGAGTGTTAACACATCACTGAACTCATCAGTATTGAGGTCGAATTCACTCAAGTTTTCTAGAGCTTCACTCATACTACCATCTAATCCTACTTGTTGTTTATTTCCGTATTGATCGAAGATAAATCCAGCACTAAGTGAGAAAGTTAAACGGCTTTTAACACCTGTATCAGGTACATTAACATACCCGCCAGTTGTTCCGCCTAGCTTTTTACTTAGCGATTTCAATTGTCCTACTGAATCAAAGTCTGTAGCAGGGTTCAAGTTAGTATTATCTGAAATACCGATGTAATAGCCTTCAAATTTCTCATTGAGAACAAATTTCTTGTCATTCACAATCATCATTCCTGCACCACCTTTTGTGAGTAAGTCATTGTAGGTTGTGAATTTTTGATTTTCTAGTTTACCAGCATTTGCTTGGCTAAGCTTTACTTCACCCTTGATGGTCTTCTGAAAATCATCGTTTGATAATTCGATGTTACTAGGCTCACCTAGATAATAACGATCACTAGCACTCAAGTCCCATCCAACACTATTAACAGCGTCTGCAACTATGTCTGCAACATCTGCGATTTCATACGCATTTAAGGCTGGTATACTCAATGGGTTACCAGCCTCTGTTTCCGACCAGTATAGATTATCCTGTGAATAAGCGCTTACAGAGGGTATAGATGCGATGACGCTATCAACTGCGTCTTTAAGAGTTGTCCCGACGTAACCTCCTGGATTAGTATCACCGAACTTCCACGCACTAGCTGGTACAACTTTTGTACTTAATCCAGAAGCAATACCTCCGGTGATGGTATAACTTTGATCACTCGATACCGAGTCATCGGCTTCAACTCCTTCAAGACCACCACCAAAAACTAAATTATCAGAGGTTATTAAATCTCCACCTGACACCACTTGCACTTGTTCATCAGGACTAGCGGTTAAATTATGAGCGGCGACTCTTTGTGTGAGTGTTCCAGGTAATGAACCTCCATCAAGTACAAGAGTACCAGCTGCCGGTACGACTCCATGTCCTCCGATAACCGCGATATGGATTCCAGATACAGGTTGGTTATCAGGACCGTTATGGTCGTTTACTATTTCCTGGAGCGTCTTGATACCGTCTGCTTCGACAGATATTGTTTCGACGAATTCATCAGTCACAAGCCACAAATTATAAGCATCATTTGATTTATATTCTGCTTGCACACCATCTATCGATTGTAGTACGATACTATTACCGGCGAACCCGGGGGTTACTACTTCAACAATCATGTCTTCATTGATAGGTGTGTTGTTGTAACCAAAAGTGGTAGCTCTAACAGCTGGTGTGTCTTCTAATCCACCAGTTGCAGAGAGGTATGCTGAGAAGTTTTGGTTGATACGATTTACTATATCCTTGCCGGTTAAACGGGCTGCGGTAGCACCTATTCCAAACCCGGAGATAGGATCATAAATTGTTTCATTCTCCGGTTGGCTTGTGTATATATCTATATTCGTATTATTTAATTCTGTACCGGGAGTAACTGCAACAACACTTATGGTTGAACCAATGTTAACAGAAGCTGGTTTTGCGATAACGAAGTCTCCATCCTCTCCCCCTTTAAAAGTTATTTTTGTACCGGATTCTAATACAACATCTTGCCCAGATGTGAAGGTCACGTCTAATCCGGTCAGGACTTGTGATACTGACGATACACCATTAGCAGTAACTGAATAATTACTCTCAGCACCAGGGTTGTTAGCTGTAACACTTACACCTTTTTCAGGATTAGAGTAACTGCCGGCTTTCTTTCCGCTAGTATCGTTAGCACTCTTTGGGTGCCAAGCGATGATTCTTTCGTCTTTCTCGACTGAGTTGATCTCCGGGGCGGCTCCATCAACGATAATAGGACGAGGAATTACAGGATAAACTTGAACACTATATTTGTCTGCTACCGTCGCTCCGGCTCCTTGACCGTATGGTAATCTAGATACCAGGACGTTTGCAGGGCTTTGGAATACAGCCTTGACAGAATGATACATGTATCGCTCTGCAGCGTTTTGTGGGAGGCCATAAATTTGTTCGAATTCGCTCAAGCTGGACACCGTGAGTAACTCATCGGTTGGTCCTTGATTCGCGAAACCGGGTATAAACACTGTTGTGCCTACGGGTAAATTAGGTCGTAAAGAAAGATCTACTTCCTTTATTTCTACTCCAGGGGATTGTATTGTTCTTGCCATAGTTAATTGCTGTTGAAATTATTTATGACTTCTCGGAGCTGTTTTCCGAAAAAGATTACAACAAAATTGGCGTTAATTTTGAAAATGAGAATTCAAATGTTGTATCTATGTTATCAGCTGTACGATAATTATAATCTATATTACCTAAACTGACCGGCAACAATCCTTCATAGTCAAATCTCATCGTTTGCTTGTTATACTCATCTAAGGCATACATGGTCGCGGTACCTTGGTATTGCTTGAACATTGATTCATCTAACCCTACACGTTTTTGCTTCATGAATATCGCATCTTTATCATCATTCAATATATCTAACCATTTCCAGATGACCCAATAGTTGTTGAACCTGTTGTCAATAGTAAAATTGACTGTCACGTTATCATATGCTGGTCTGCTGTGTGTACTGAATTTGACGGCATGACCGGAATATCTAATCTCACCGGAGTCGACTCTAATACTAGGTACTACAGCTCCGTACACACTAAATTGTAGGGTATCTGGTATCACTCGATCATCCTGCCGGTTTTCAGGTAACGAGTATGCGATATCCTTCATTGCATCAGGCAATGTCAAGACAAATACGAATTTATCTTTTTTGGCCTTGTTTAAAACTGATTGTTGTATATATTCCTTCATAAAGTCTCCCATCCTTGTTCCATCAAATCACTAACATCCCGATCATACAGAGGATTACTAGCTCCTCCATCCATATGCTCACTATCTATATATACGGGCAAAGTGTTCCACTCTTCTGTCATCATCTCGTCCCCATACAAGTTTAATGTGTTACTGAACTGACGTAACCCAAAATCGAGTCTGGATATGATCGCAGGCTTCTGATTTTTATCAAATTGTTCGATTTCGAAATACTGTTCTGTTATACCTACTTCGAGTATCATCAATGACCATATCAAACTCATCACTCTATCATCTTGCACGTTTGTACCTTTGATAGCTTTCCATGTACCGTTAGGATACCGGACAAATGTCTTCAATTCTTCTAGAGTTTGTGTGTCGTGTAGTGTCACTGCATGTAATTCACTCAACCAGTACTTCATGTTCATCACACCTTTATATTTTGTGTTAGTATGCGCTATAACACCAGGTCGATCAGCTTGGACTGATTTACTCGGTGAGTAATTGACTATATTCTCATAACCATACACATTTTTTAATGTGTCAACCACTTGAGCTCCGCAATTGTTACGCTCTATCAAAGCTGGTGGGTTACCCCATTGTTGTAGTATCTCTAACAATTTGGTCGTGAAGTTATAAGGACTGATACGGTCATTACAGTACACAGCCACTTGTTCAATGTCAGTCAGGTCAGTTATATCTAATATCTGCACCACTGTAGCAGCATCTCCAACTCCTTCAGATATATCAACTCCTATAGTGTATGTACGCTCTTCATTAGGTAATGACCACACTTTGTAGCTACCTTCATCGAATAAATGTTTAGGGTCTTGTAATGTAAGTGATGTTCTGCGGACCAATTCTTCATCAAGCACGCTTTCCCCTGTTTCAATAAACTGACAACCAAATTCTTGATCGAATATTTGACTACTACCTAAACTCTGTATTGTGTCAGCTTTCCATTTCTCATCTCTGCCAGGTACTTCCCACCAATCAACTCTAACAGGAGTCCATCCATTCTTACCTTTCACTCCATTACTATATAGATCATGGAATAAATTGCCGGTACCATTTGGGGTACTTGCTATAAAGATCTTACTCTTCTTACTACTACTGATGATAGGATATACTGATTTCCAGAATGCCTCAACTAAATGATTGTCAATAAATGCCATCTCATCCAATATCAACACATTACAACTGTCACCTCTACCAGCATCACTACTCGTTGTGGATATACCGATGCTACTACCATTAGATAACGTCATGGCAGTCTTGCCGTACTCCAACACACCAGGTTTGATCCAATTGGGTAACTGCTCATATGCTAATCTTATTCTTTTGAATATGTTGATTGCGGTTTGTTCTTTATTGGCCACAACTAAGATACGTTGATCCTCTTGAAAGCATGCGATCCAAAGAGCATATATAGTCATCAGAGTTGTTTTGCCTATCTGTCTAGATGCTAGTACAATATTGAATCTATTGTCACGCAAGCTTCTGAGAACCTTCTTCTGACACGGAAACAATTGAATTTTCTCCTTACCTCTGTCTAGATTGACGATGGTGAAGAAGTTCTCAGCGAAGTGGAGCAAGTTCTTCTTGCACTTCTTAAGACTGGCAACCATCTTTGGAGTCCACTCGAATTCTGCCCTATCTGTGGGTAGATTCTTGTTACCCATATATAAGTGTTTGGTTTTGTCTCCATTAAAGTTTGATTGAGGTTGGTGTTTACTGCTCATTATCGATAAGTACTTATGTGAACGAATCTAGAGATACAAGGGACCTTGAACAAGTGTATGGTCGAATGATAACTGAAAGCGATGACAGCAAGGTATGGAAGTCAGGAGACTGTCCGGAAGCCTTGGGTGATTCGCCACATGCTCAGGAGTTAAAACCTGATAATAACTGTTCCACCGGTGATGATGAGTGTATCACTGGCGGAAAGCCTCTAAAACCTGAAGATGCTGGTGAGGATAACGCTTATTATATGAAGAAGATTTCAGAACGTTTAGACAAAAAGGACAAAAAACCTGGAAAAAACATTAAAGAGGGTATAAATAATTCCAGAACGATGAGCAAAAAAGATCCAACAAATATTTTCGACAAATTATACTCAACTATCATGGAAGGAGACGATCCTTTCGCTGATCTTAACGGCATGGGGTCAGATGATGACTTCGGTGGTGAAGATGAATTCGGTGGTGAAGACGAAATGGGTGGCGATGAAGTCACATTAAGTCTTCCTAGAGAATTAGCTGAGCAACTTTTAGATACACTTAAAGCTGAGCTTGATGGAGGAGATGAGCTCGAAGACCTAGAAGACGAAGAGTCGATGGGCGACGACATGGATGACGAGATGTTAGGTGATGCTGTTGTATCAAAACCTGAGCCATCTGCTGCTTCTGATGGAGTTCCAGGGCTTACAGGTAAAAATAACAAAACTTCCGGTAGTGGTTACTCTGCAAAGGGTGGATCTGCTGAAGGTGGTAAGATCAAAGAAGATCCAACACCTAAGCCTTTAGGCGGACACGGTGATCGTGACCATCCAATGGCCGGTAACAAGAGTAACAAAGTTACTAACGGTAAATCTAAAGCTCTCGGAGACTAAGAACAATTTAACTCCCCAAAATAAAGAAAGCCGTTCAATTGAGCGGCTTTTTTTATAAATACTGATAATGATGCTATTTGAGAAAGCTTTCTGGACTCATATCAACGAGTTTGTCGATTTACAACAGAAGAAGAACGACGATGCTAAGAACCCATGGCACCGTAGACTTGATAAGCATGCTACTAGCAAGAGTCAGAATCAAGTAGCTGACAGATACAAAGGTAGATACACTGGTGAAGGTGAGTTTACCTACAGTGGTGAACTGGATAACAAGATAGAGTTGATAAGATCAGGTAGTTCAGCACTTCAGATATTGTCTGATGTTGATTGTGATCATATACTTAAAAATTATCCAATTGATGAACTACCAAAAGACAAACCAAAGAGTTTGAGCAACTCAGGTATGATCGTTAGTTGGGATCCTATGAAGAGTGCTTTTATACTTCAACGTGATGAGTGAGTTTGACGATATATTTGCTGGTAGTAACAAGGGTCTTAGATTTTTAGATAAGAGTATATCTAAGAACGAACAAGCCTTGTATAACGGTTGGTGGATGGAACAAATCTATCAATACGGTACAGTTGTAGATTATTATACAAACAACACAACACTCGAAACAATGGACCCGTTGTACGGAGAGGATCCAGTTCAAAAGTTTAGTGATCCTAAGAAGTTGATATTCGCTCTCACATTGAATGAGAATTCAGTTGTGTTACAAAAGTTTGGGTTAGTTGCTGATGACGAGCTTACTGGGTTTATTGCTATTGAGAGTTACACCTTAGCTATGAGCTCTGCTGAAAATCCAAACCCGGAGCCCAAGTCAGGTGATGTTTTAGAATTGACAGAGTTTGGTTGTACCAGACCAGGTGGAAGAGGAGCAAAGAAATTTGAGATTACAGATAGGTTAGATCAAGACGTCGAACAATTAAATCCTTTACTAGGTCATTATGTGTGGTTGATAAAGGGTAAACGCTTCGATTATAGTTATGAGGATGGTATTGAAGCCGAACCGGCATTAGAGCAAGTTACTGACGACACATATCATGGAGGACTGAGCGGCGAGGATTATACTGATGAGACTGAGGATGATAGTTTATACTTCAATCAAGTGGATACCGCAGGTCGTAATATATTTGATTATAGTGTATATGGAGATTATGACGACATATACGGGGGATACGACGACGATTAGTCTGTTTGATCTTCGTATGCAGCACTATAATCAGGTAACTGCTCTCCCTTTGCTTCCGAGATAAACTTCTCCGCCTGACTAACAGTATCGAACAACAACTCTACGCGTGATCCGCTTCTGTCCGCAAAGACATAACACACTTTGTCATCTTTGTTGTGTATACGAAGTAGAGAGTATTTTTCTCCGGCAGTTAGCTGGTCTCTCTGAGTCTTGAATCCAGAAACTCCGGAGCTCATTTGTCTGATTTGTGAGCTGGTCATCCCAGGTTTGATCTTAGCTGATCCTCGAGATGATAGAGTTATTGTAGTGCCGGCTATATAGTGCATTGTTCTTCTTTACTGAGATCGTCTGCTATTTCAAATAACATGCTCTCTGTACGGTCATCAATATACTTTTGAATAGCGATCGGTTTGACCCAATTGATACTATCACCGGACTCTCCGAGCTGCTGGGCTTTCTGATCGATAATATCGACAGCCTCAATCAAGCTCAACCACCGGCATACTTCATACTCTGACATTACGTGTGAGACACCCTTGGGTGTTGTTAGTTTAATCTTAGTTTCTTTATGTTTTTTTATATCAATCATGGTAAAAATTCCGGATCACTTTAGTCATGTATCCTGCGAGTTTAGCTACGAACACCTTATCTACATCATTACTGTCGTATTGTTTGAGTCCTAATGTTATTAAATTGATTCCCTGACATAAGTTTTTGAAGTTTAATTTGTCAGTTGGTGACATGCCACTATCATTAGAGCAGTGATTAAAGGCCAGGTCATTCAAATTGTTTATCAGGTCTATATTACGATAATCTTCACTCACGGGTATATTTAAACCTTCATGAAACGCTTGCTTGCATTCATAGTCTTTTTCGTTAAAAAACTTAGACATCTTGTCTCTGAGTTCGAGATATGTCATTGGCATTTCATCTTCACTCAACATGACACTACTAGGATCCTTCGTGTTAGGTTGGTTGACGAGTTTGTTCTCTTCTGGTATACTAGGATTCATCGTCTTTGCTGATATCTTCTATAATCTTACTAATCTTTGATGTATCTGCACCTACTGTAGTTTTCTGTGCTGTGGTCACATCAACGTATACCGAGTTTGACTTTCCACATACCTCACAATCAAAACTATTGTCGTCATCGAATCTTACTGGTATGAAAGCTGAGGCGTTACAATGTGCGCAAGTAACATCAGTACCTTGCATCGCGTACAACTCTAAACGCTTGGTCTCTTCGTTCATCATTCTGCTCTCCAATAGGAACCTAGCAATCGACTTCCAAACATAAGAAACAACAAACTGAATGCAAACTAGGGCAGTGAATGTCTCTATAACACCGGCACCAGTGAAGTAATTAATGATCGAGGTGAGTATACCAGCGATTATTAATGTCTTGCCTAGAGATGTTAGTATTTGTTTGAGTATATCAAGCATGATCTTCTGGTACAGATGTACCAACACTCAAACCGTCAATATCGCTAGAGACGGATTTAATTGCTTGTGCAATTGTGGATAATTTCTTGTGTATCTTTTTCACTGTTTTAATAGCCCTTTCATTATCCTTAATTATAGAGTGTTTTGCAGATTGTGCAACTTTATCTTTCACTTGGAGAGTATCAACATACAACTTTCCGAGTTGATCACTTAGACCATCCTGGAGAGGGTATGGAAGTCGGTTTGGTGCTTTTCCCATTTCATTCTCCCAATCACCGGCTTGTTTTATGAGATCTAACAACGTAACTTTTCCAGGTTTATGTGTCATGGCCGCTTGACCAGCTCCACCACCTACACCTAGATAGTTATTTGATCCGATATTCATATCTTCGAATATAGTCTTCTTTTTACCTTTTTCTTTACTCATACCTGTAAATACTTATACAACCTGTATAAATAATTAAAGCTATGAACCTATTTGAAAAGAAATTCCTCAACATTTTACATGAAGCACCAGGAGATGCCGTTGATCCAGCCGCGGCAGTAGACGTACCAGCAGAAGCAGAAGCAGCAGCAGTTGCTGATACAATGGAGCCGGCGACTGATCCAGCAGAACTAGCAGTACCTGACAATCCTGAACTAGCGTTAAAGAAACAGCAATCAGAGCGTACCATATCCACCATCCAGACTTGGATCGGAGAAGTTGAGGGGTTTATTGATTATCTTAACGGTACGGATGAAGGTTCAATTAACTTCACTCTCAATAGTGCAGATTGTGACAGCTTGATAACTGATATCCAGCGAAGTGAGAGTAAGAAGATTTCTAGATTGGCTCAAGACCTATCAAGTTTAGGTGAGTCTCTCAAGCAATACCTGTTGCTAGCTAGAAGGAAAGAATCTAATTCAGATTCTATCTAATCTGCTTTATTTTTACCAAGCCTCTCAAACCACAGTAAGTGTTGTCGAGTATAAACTGCTCAGATATATGATCCAACTTGAAATGTACACACATTTCGTTAATATCCTTGAATCTCGTTCCAATATCCTTGGGCCATATGAACACACATGATCCAGCTGTAAGTAATGCCTCCGATTTGAGCCGGCTAGCCTGATCATCCCATTGACTGTCAAGTACCCATACAGATTGCATTAGAAACAGTCTGTCTATTTGAGCTTTTTGTTTTGATGTTAAACTTTCTTTCGATCTCTCTTGAATACCAGCAACAGCAACAGAGTTCTTGATGAAAAATGAATCTATAGGACCTTCTGTGATGAATATGTTATCAGCACTTGACTCTATGTTGTTATAATTGAATAATGTCTTGTCACTGTTCTGCTTAGATAAGTATTTCGGTCGATCTCTATCTGATTCTAGTAATGTTCTTGATTGATAATGCACACTCCGGCCGGATCTATCGTAGAATGGCAATATCAATCGATTTTTATGTACAAAATCTGATAGACTCACAAACAAAGCCTTAGGTTTGTTGATCGCAGTGTTCAGACGTCTTGTTACTATTGTATCTATGGCCTTTCTCACAATATCCTCATCCTTGTAATACATGACCTGTGATCTATCGAATAAATTTATACTATCTTTCGGTAAATCTGGTGTGTCGTACACAGTATCAGGTGTGGTCTTTGGTATACCATACTCAAAGTCGCATGATTCAATTTGTTGAGCCACTTCCTTGAAGGAAATTTGCTCTACTTCCATCACCCACTTGATAGGATTACCATACCATCCACAATTGTGACAGCATATCGCCTGATCGTTCGGTATATAATAAGCTCTACGTTTTCTACCCCAACTCTTACCTTCTCTACACACAGGACAACCACCGGTATATGTGTTAGTAGATCTCGCATACTTAGGATAACCTGCATGCTGGTAGAACTTTTGTATTACGTACTCTTCTGGTACTATCATCTATATGATTATAGGTACTGCGAGCGTATAAGGCGACTTATACCTTATCTTCTACACTGACAACACCCTTCATCACAAACCGACCGGAATCAGGACAGATCCAGTGAGCTTCCGTATAAACTTGATTTCCGGTTTCTCTTTTAACGATCCGGGGTTTAATTGGAGATCCACTGAAAGGAGAAGGGATTATCTTGGGTTGTACTAAAGGCATGTCACTCATTACTCTATTATTTATTAAGACCCAGTGAATTTACAATGTCTGCTAGAGTGTTTGTTACAGCTTGAGGAGCGAATGCTGTTTGCCACACGTTTATATTGTCTAGAGCAGTGTTGATATTGTATTCAGTACACAGATCACGAAATTCATCCATATCACACTCAAGATCTTGAAGTTCATCGTACTGCTTCTCGTACAACTCGACATCCTCTGGATGTTCCTTCGGTCCTTGATTGAGGTCTATCATTCTCAAGTTAGTAAAATACGGCTCGAGAGCATCTGCATCAACATTCTCCCTAAGCAGGTCGTCAGTCGGGTATTTGTCTACATACTTGCGTGCGGTCTTGGCTCCACATTTATTGATACCAGGTAAATTGTCTGACTTGTCACCTATCATAGATTTGTATCGAAGAAATTGATCTATAGGACAACCGGTATGATACTCAAAGTTGAGTTTATCGATCAACACATCCTTCATAGGGCTATACACAACGTTATTATCGTCTATCAATTGTAACATATCTTGATCAACACTAACAATCACCTTCAGCTCGCCTGACTTCTTAGACATCCAGGATATCACATCATCTGCTTCAAGCACTCCTGGGTACATATTCTTGACACCTAAAGAGGTTAACAAGCGTGTCGTTAGATCCTCATGCTTGAACACAGCTTCATTCTTCTTCTTGTCTCTGGTACCTTTGTACTCAACAACTTTAGATGATCGCCGGAAGTTAGTGGATGGGTATATAAGCTTTTTATCCCATACTGAGTATACATTACTACAGGAAAACTTCTCAACATACTTTTTAATACTAGTTAAAAATATGTATGCTGGATTGACGTTAGTTCTTACGTTTTCCCCTATCCACACTGCTCGGTGGAGTAGGTTGCTTGAGTCTATTAATATTGTTTTTGGCTTTAGCTTCATTATATTGTGCACGACAGATGTCATATACATTATACGGTATTTTCTCTAAATGCTCAACTATTTTGTTTGTAATTCCGGTTTCCCATTTGTCTAGTGGTACTTCGATGTATTTGTTGTCAGGTAAACTCAAGCAATATATATTGTTCTCATCCTTGTGCATATATACCCAGAACTCTCCACGAAATGTACCTGATGATACCGCAAATATCGAACGCTCCAACGGATCAGCATTCTTGGCGATTTTACGCTTCCATAACTCTTTAGCGTAATTGATCACTGATGTTTCTAATGCATCTATGAAGACTGTCAAATGTGTTGGGTAATCTCAAGTTGTATGATGCCGCTTTACTATCATCTAGCACACAATTCGATCTTCCAGTAGCAGTCATCTTTTTCAGTTCTTCATATTCAATGGTTTTCCAGTTAGGGTTTCCAATACCATACTGTTCCATTATTTTTGTTATTTCTTGAGTGCTAATTTCCTGCGGGTTCACCACATTGTAAATTCCAGGTTTTAAATTGCTTATATTCTCGTTGATATCTGCCATCATCAAGAGACAAAAACCGCATAGATCTTCGATATTAGTTAGTGAGTTGACTTTGTTGATTATCTTGTCATACTTACGAAGTTTCATTATGATGTTACGCTCACTAGGAGTCTCACAAAATGGCATTCGTATACGGAGAATATATACCGGGGTGTCTCTCAGCATCATCTCACATGCATGTTTGGTCTTGCTGTACCAACTACTAGATGTGCTCAATAGACCGAAATCCGGTTCATCTTCTTCAGTGTATCTCCTGTCATAACCATCATATATACATCCACTAGAAATATGTATCATTTTAGTACCAACATCCTTGCAGACCTTCTGTATATTAACCGGTACGATCACATTATAATACCAAGTATCCTCTCTGTTGGCTTCACAAGCGTCTACGTTGGGTCTCCCAGTGTAACCGCATGTGTTGATAACATATGCGTACTGAGCTTTCGACATGTGATTAAATAGCGTGCTTCTGTCTGTGTAATCTAGATCTGCTCTAGACAATATAGTCACATCATAACATGTACCCATGGCTTTAGCTATATTCTGTCCGACATATCCTTTTCCTAGGATTAATACTTTCATGAATCTACTTAATACAATGGTGGTTGTTGAGGTGGAGGGTCAACATACTTCATCAAGAATTTTTGTAACGCTGTGCCTAATGAGTCACTATCCTTGACTGTAGGGGCATTTACTAATGTTACTGGCTCTCCAGCACATGTGTATCCTAACAACACGAAACAACTTAAATGCTCCTCAATGAAGGAGTTTATAACTGTTATCTGTTTCTGAGATAACCGTTTTTTCTGAGCATACTCAATCAGATTAGCTTCTAGAGCCTTTTGTATTTTTCTCTTGTACTCATCATCACCTTTTTGCTTGACTGGCTTTGATTTATTCACTACCTTCTTCTTTCGAGTGGTTGGCTTTTTTGATTCAGGTGTTTCGTCGTCTTCAGTTGTCATGTGCATATCATTCAACCGGTTTTGCGTACAGACTATCGTCCGCAACAATGCCTTTTTTCGATAACAGGTTAATCAGCACCTCCATGCTGTTTGTTTTGAGTGTCAAGTTCTTTTGAAATCGCAATCCACCGTCATTTACTTCAAATTCAGGTATGTCACCTAATTGCTCTCTATTGACTATACAAGTTATAAATACAGACTCGATACTAGGGTTGATCATGACGGTCCATTTTCTAGGATCTTCCATGGAATATTTATTCATGATCTCCCACACGATGTATCCGCAATCCTTTAACCTCTTTTTGAAGTATGATAGTGTATGTACTTTGTTCTTCATATATAAACAATTATCCGACATACCCGGAGGATACTACTGTAATCTTGGTATTATCTGTGTCTATCTGAAATAAGAACACGTTTAGTGTTGGATTCACATTGACTTTGAGAGAATCAAACCGGATACTACTTATGATACGAATGGTTTCAAAACTCAATGCTAACGGTGCCTCTAGATCATCACCCTTGTATTCGCTGGCGATTTCTTGAGTGTAACTATCAACATTATGTCGTTGATGATCAGTCAGTGTACCTAATACTTTACCTTCTTCAGTAGAGAAATAAATCTTGTTGGTGTCTGTCGTGAATGTACTACCTTTCACCAATTGATTGATGCAGTTATCATTAACAGTAAACCGGAATGGAAAGTCAATCTTTTTGATCTTGTTAATATCAACGGATGGTGGATCTATGATACCATCTTCTAATAGATGATACTTGAATCCTACGGCACCGGATTTATACTCGATATTATTGTTGTTAAACTTGAGAAATATATCTTCATCTGGAATACAGGACAATACCTTTATAAGTTTGTTTATATCTGGGATGTTCAGAAATATAGTCTCATCGACTTCGTTATCTTGATCGATCGAGCAGTTTACAATCAGAGTACCATCGTTTGATGAGCTCAATGTATTGTACTCGTTCTTACGAACTTTAATGACTGTGTTTTCAGTTAACTTTCCTATGGGAGACAGGAAGTTATTGATAAACCTACTCTTGTTTTTTAGATTGAGTTGTTGCATCTATTAATTTTAATGTGATTGATTTCGTGTTCTTTGCGATTTCAGTTGATATGATATCTAGAATAGTCGACGGGTCCTTGAACTCACCTTTGATCTTGACAGTATTGATGCTATAACTGATTCCTCTCTTAAACTTCTCTACTTTTTTGTAACTCTCAACGACAGCTTCTAGAGCTCTGACCCTTTTCTCTAATTCAGTTGTATATGTGTTGTTTTGATGAGCCGGTACTCCAGCACTCGGAATTGGTGCTGGAGGTGGTATTGAGTATGCTTGTTGTGGAATGTGTTGAGGTGGTTGATGATTAGTTGGTTGATCGATCACTGCACCATTAGCTGTAGCAATCTTCTGCAAGGCTAGCTTTGGGTCCATTTGTTTTGCTTGAACACCACCTAGGTTTCTTTTATCAATCTCCCCTAATGCACCATTGACGGTACCAAGTAGACCAGCGACTGCCAAGACATCTTCCCTGTCCATAGGGATTGGAGTCTCATGATCACGGCCTTGTTGATATGGATTTGGTTGGTCGTTGTTCTCAGGCATCGTCTAGACCGGCAAGTAGTTCTTTCACTTTATCATCTTCCAAAGGATCTTCGTCAGTATCAGATGCAGAAGGAGTATCACCCATTGGAATCTCATCATCGTCATCGTCCTCAACAGTATTAGCAACTGGAGCAGCTACTGGAGTTGGGGTGGCTACAACTTCATTAGGATCAACACAATGAAAATGCTCGTCAAGCATGGCTTTGAGTTCTTCATATGTTTTGGTCCTGAAAGTTTCTTTCAAGTCATGACCTCCAGCGTAAATTTCTTTGATTCTAGAATCATCCAGTCCTGGTATTTCAGAAGGAAACAAGAACTTACTTGAAACGTAAGTAGGAAAGTCACCTTGCTTGTCACATCGGATCCTGAACGTACATCCTTTGTCAGACAAGTCGAAGATCTTCTCACCAAACTGATCTGAGTCTTCACCAGTAATACCTTCCATGATAATCTTATGAAGCTGTTTACCAAATCGCAAGATCTTGACAGTGTCGTTATTTTCTGGGTCAGCAGGATCGTTCACAACATAAACATTAACTAACCAGTTCTCCCGGCGATAAATTGCTTCAGATTTAGCTTTCTCTTCAGCTGTACCACCACGGTATATTTTCAATCGATGTTCTGCGATTGGATCTCTGTCACCCCAAGTAGTCGGGCTCACTGCAGTCACATATTGACCTGTACTATATGATGTCCAACCGTGGCTGTAGTAATGATAAAATGTATTGGCTGGGTCCTCGATATCAGGAAGAAATCGTACTTCATACGAGTTACCAGGTTTGGTTCTGAGGATATCAGCAGTCTTGTTTGAAGACCCTTCTTTAGATAGTGCATCTTTGATGCTAGCGAACATAGATTTTGTAAATGTACTCATATATTATTTGTTTTAGTTATTAGTTGTATAGTTATTATATGATCTCATAGAACTATATGCAACTTTTAAAATTATTTCTTTGTTTTCAGACTATCCATAAACTCTTTTGTGGTCATTGAGTTGGATTTCTTTTTGTATATTCTGTAACATGTTAACGCTTTCATCGTGTTGTAGAATCTTATATCATACTCATACGGCTCTGGATATACCTTGAATGGAGCAGTGAAGAATTCATCGATATTTATATTATCGAATTTCATGAATAGTTTGGCTAATTTTCTCACGTGTCCGTACTCTGGCTTGGCTTCGAAGTCATCCCATTTTTGCCTTAACTTGAACGGTTTACCGTTTTTAGAGCGAACGGTAGCTAACCACGTGTTATAAATTCTCTTCTCTAGTGAGGTCAAAGCTAAAATTTTAAATTTAAATCTGGATTCGCTTGGATGTAGTTTCTGATATACTTAGATCTATACAATGTAGGATCATGTTTAAGAAAGCATTTGAGTACATCATAATCTGTATCGACATCACATACCATCTTGAATGTGTCTCTCAACTCCTTCTCTCTCAACAACCATAAAAATATATTAGGTAGATTCATCTTCTTGTTCTTAACAATGCAAACATACGAACAGAAACCTAAAAATAGATGAAGATATTCACCTTGATATGTATTGTTAACAGGATCACCATTTCCTATCATTCCGCTTATTATGTCGCTCATGTAACTACAGGGGATAAAAGTTTCGTTAAGGTTAGTACCTTATCAGTTAATTGACCTCCGGAAGCATATGGATGGCCTCCACCTTCTGCTATGCTGCTAGCTAATTTTCCTAAGTCAACTTCCGGGCATTTCTCTTTGTTCACTCTGAAACTAACTCTTTTAGTATTCATATTCATTACCATCACTATGTCACATTCATAACTGTTTATAACATGGTGAGCCACTTCATTCAGACTCTCACTAGCCATTGTTGCGAATAAATTATATTTTTTACCATTCAATGGCAGCTTTCCTTCAAATACTTGCAATTCTGATATGACTCGAGCAACCTTTTTCTTGTTCAAAGCGATCATGTTTAAATGTGATTGATTGAATCCTTTGAATCCGTTTCCGAAGTCTCTGGTGAATTGTTCTGCACGTTGTCCTACATAATTCCATAAAATCACATTCAACTCATATGACCCCTTGACCTGTAATTTGTAGCTATCATAATCATCAATCATCAATATCAATAACTTCTGATAATCAGTTAATGTTCTCTTCTCGTATTTCTTTCTCAGCAAATCATACAACAACTTGCAGCAGGATGTGTACTCAGACAATATAGTCGTGGCTTTTTTGTACTTATCTTTATTCTGCACGTGTGTGTCGTGGTGATCCACTATCGATACATTCTCATGATCAACTAAGTCTAAATTATTTTGACTCACGTCTAGATCAAATATGTAAACCTTGTCGTAATCCTCGATTTTGCTCTTCATCGACCATGCTGAGAACGTTTTACGAAAATTAGACTGAGAACATATTTCATGCTCTACATTCTTCATACCAGTAAACCACCGGAACACTAAGTATGAACCTATTCCATCTAAATCACAATCTGAAAATATAATA